ACCGCTTGTAGTAGATAGTTAAATACTTTTTGTGGGTTTGGTTGTTCAATCCACTCCAAAGGAATAATACGATGGGGTGTTTGTAAGTACCCCAGCTTTTGTGTTTCAATCCATAGGTTATCAATATAATCAGCTACGGCGTTGAAGTATGGAATTTGGCGGAAATCATCATCAATACCACCATATAATAATTGGAACGTAACCCCTTTGGATTCCTCAACACTACATCCATATTGGTCAGCTAACCATTGGTGTACGTTACCATCCGGCATTTGGAATTTAACCAACTTACCAATAAGACGAGGGTGATACGCATTGTAGTCCATTTGTAGGAATATACCATCCGAAACAAAACAATCTCTACTACCATCCGATTTATTCAATGCAGCATAGTTTACACCACCATGACGATTAGATGGACGGCCTGTTATCGTAAATGGATTGTATTCGGTATATACCATATCTCCTTTTAAGTGTTTCTGGGCTTGGGGCCATCTATCAATGAATTTTTCCGCTACGACCCGAATCCCAAATCGTTCAATATCTGAAAGGGTAGGTAGGAATGTATCGTTGTACCAATTATAGGTTTTAGTTTTTTCTCTCCTATGTTTTTTTAATTCCGGTTCTATCACTTCCGCAAGTTTAAGAATGGGAATAGATTGAATGATGTCTTCTTTGTAACCTTTGTGTAGTAAAGGAGCTACTAATTGTTGTAGTGGTTGAGAGTAGTCTATCGTTTCTCCGGTTTTAAGAAAATGCGCCGTATCAACATCATTCAATCCTTCCCTAACATTTAGAGATTGTAGTAGCTTTTTCTTTTGGAATACCCACTTTTCTCCATTGGTATTCAAAACACCCTCTATTAGTGATTTAGAGAGTGACAGCGCATCAGTATGTTTATGTGGTAGAATATACCTATCTTCCACAGTTCGTACAAATATAAAGGAGATATCGGTGTTTAATGGGTGTTTGTCATTATCTACCCAAAGTGGATACCAAATGGATATTTCGTTTTCCAATCTTTCCTTCAATTCATTCAACTCACCAATATTTTCCACTATTCTTATCATCCTTCTTTGCAGCTTTTGCTTTTTCTAATGTTGATTGCTTTTTTGCCAACTTAGCTTCCTTTTGTTGTTTTTTTAACGCCTTTTCATAATGTGGCGGAAACTTATTTATAACCTCTATCGGTCCATTTGGAAACTTCTTTAAATCATATTTCCACACAGATTCACACCCATCATCATCTTTATAGGTTACTTCAAATTTTACAGGCTTTTCTTTTGCCGGTTCAGGCCACCTTCCCATATAAAACAAATTTATACAAATATACGAAAAAATCCCCAAATTACCAAATGTAAAATGGGGATTCTAAAAAGTGGTGGAGATGACCGGACTCGAACCGGTGTCTTACGAAGTAATCATAATACCAGCTTTTCACACGTTTAGGATAAGGTTTAATCTTATTCACCTTCCAAAATAATTGGGGCCGAATGGTTAGTTCAGCGCTTCCACCAACCGATTTAGAGTTTCGGTAAACTTAATGTTCACTTCTTTTTAAATTCCACGAGTGATGCGGAAGGGATTAGGCTGCTACAGCGTAATCAGCACCAATGAATGACATTACATCATCAAAGGTCCAAGTAGATAATTCTACGTCAGTTATTGTTTTGTACAGATTTAAAGACATCTAGCACTTCTGTCTACGTGTGATACTATGCTTCTCATCGCAATCAATTCCAAAGCATCCCCATATCAATAAATACAAATATACGAAAAAATATTTATATTACCAAATTAATTTACTTTCGCAAACTGAAGAAGATTAGGAAGGTATAGACCGAGTTTAGGCATTTCTTCTTTTACAAACTCTATTGATTTTTTATTTGAATTCATAATTTCTTGTGGAACACCTTTAATTCTCCATCTAATTGATGTAGTTTTATAAAGTCCATTACCCTGAATTATTGGTCTATACGATTCACTTATTTCGTATATTGGAGAATCATTATCATTTATTTTTTGTACGAAATATCTTTCAATATATCCAATACTATATTCTACATCACCCGGTGTTGGTAAATAAGTTTGAATTTTAATAGGCTTTATTTTATTTGCATTATTTAGACTAGCCGCTGCATATTGTAATACATTTCCTACCATAATATAAAATTTTATTATTTAGATACTTGTTGTCTATATTGTCCAACAACTTCGGTAACCCACTTACTATCTTGAATATCATGTTCAACCTGCACTACTTGAAAGAATCCATTTTTTTCATACTTTTCCGGAATACCTTTTATAACAAAAGTATCACCTCTTCTAATTCCACTTTTTCCAAAAATTTTAAAAGAATATTTTATTGGTAATAAGTGTGAAGTTTTCATTGCTCCAGGATATGATTCAAATGCTTCATTTTTTATAATATCAAATAGTTGTGGGTCATCACAACAATAAATTTTAAAATTCTTATTAAATTCGGTAAAATTATTATTTAAATTTCCCAACACAGCAGGAACAATTATATTAACATCTGGATTTGGTACGATATTAATCTTATCCAAATTTGTGGTTAATGTGGTTGCCTGCGTATCTAATTCAATATCTTTAAGTGTTTTTATTTTATCAGCAAGATATTTTAATCTAGCGCCTTCTGGAGTAGCTTCGTAATATACAGTTTCTCTCGGGTCAAGAATTCCCAACCATTCTCCTAAAGAACGTCCTGCGCTTTGACTCAAATCTACTTCCATAACCAATTCACCTTTTGCATTACGCCATCCAATAAACTGCGTATAACTTCCTAGTGGGTCACTTACATTTGGAATAATACCAGTATCACTTTTTACTAAAGTTTGTTCAATTGTATCATAGTAAGTTTCTGCTTCAGTTTTTGTTTGAGGGTCAACTTCAAAAGCCACTTTATTTGGGTCTGGTTTTGTTTTTGCAAGTTTTTCCTTACTATTTTCACTATTTATACTATCTACATCAATTGCTGATAAAAATTTATCTTTTTTATTTGAAAATAGGCCACCAACATCAATGTTTTTAGAATCAGGATTAACTGAATACATTTTTCCGGATTCCGGTTTTTTTGTTTTTGTATTGTAAGTTATAGATTCTCTTTTTAAAATAATTTGGTTAGTCATTTCAGATGGAATATCAATATCTAAATTTGCTTCTAAAAATACCGATGCCGCTCCACTATGTGCGAATGTTCTAACAGGTTTACTAGAATCTCTATATCCAGTCCAGTTTTCATCTATTATTTGCAATTCTACCGAATCTCCAATTTGTTGTTCTATAATTTGAAAATTCCAAAATGAATTTACAGCACTGGCCATTTCGTTTAATATTTCTAATAAAACGTCTCTAATAGATTTGTTATTTGAATTTATTATTGCATTTTTAAATACTTCATAGTTTACATACAAGTGTTCCAATTTTCCATAATATCCAGATACTTCAAAGAAACCATTGTAACTTGATTTTTTAACACTAGCTGGTGGTATTTCTTCATATTGTACGAAAGACATCCAACCCTGTTTTACAGTTTCTTTACCGGTTGCACTATCAACTACCCACATATCCGCATTAATTGAATTATCTATTTCAGAATTAATAAGGTCTCTATAACTTACAGTTTCGGTTGTACAATATAATTTATAAAAATCAGGCATTTTACCTGGTATTAAAAGCTTTGATGGTCTTGTTGAAAACATTTTTGGAAATGCACCAATAAAACTTCTTGGATTTATTCTACATTTAACATTTTTACCATTGTATTTATAAGATATCAATCCATTATTTGCATTTAATATTTTTATTGCGTATCCAAGGTTGATATATTGGTTATTTGATATAAATTTTTCTTTTGGTACTTTAAAGCCCGCAATGTTTATTTCAGCCGATGTACTTTCAAAATGACTTTTTATTGTAGATTTAACTACATAATCAAAATTTATAAAATTAAACCAACCTAAATTATTTTTTCTATTACCAGCTTCTTCAATAATATTTGTTTTAACTTCTGGTATTTGTTTGCTTGATGGTAAATTATTATAAAGCCATTTAGCTCTCCTCAATCCCAACGTCTCATTTACATCTCCTGTTGTTATTGATACATCGGCTGCACTATATGTCTGTGTCGCTGGTGTATCTCTTACTTGTGTACCGGTTTTTTTACCACTCGCATCATATGTAGTTCTTAATTCTAATATTGGATATTGAAGTTGTAAAAACGTTGGAAGACCCGGCATACCTCTCAGTTTTATAGTCAATGTATAAGAGTCATTATCAGCCGATGTAAATGAGCCACCCACTATAAAGCCTAAAAAAGAATCATAATCACCATCAGCGGCCACTCTAACTCTATGGAGATTATTATAGTCTAAATTTTTTGCAGTTATATCCTGCACCATACCTTCGCCTTTAGAAGTATTAATTAATTGACTTAATCCTTTTTCAGTATTTAATCCCCATTCCACACATAGAGTATATCCAGGTTCCATCAAATATTCTTGCAATCTTTCAGCTTGAGAAAGTGAAAAACATTTTATCGTAAGTTCACATACTCTTGAAATTTGGTCTTTACCTTCTTTTACACTCAACCCAGTTATTATCGGATGTGGTCTTAAAACCAATTCACCAAGTGTTTCATTTGCTTTTCCAAATACAGGTCTACCACTCCAATCAATTCCTACTTGTGCAGCAGTTGTACCATTACCATATAAAGATGCAATATAGTTATATCCTATTATTTTATTATTACTATCAAATATTGGTGTACCCGGATTAGCAGTGACTGGCATATCTGGATTTGAAAATAGCACTAATCCATTCCCCACTCCGGAAATAATTCTTACCCAAGCAGTTAAGTTTGATGCTGCTGTTGATTTTTGTAACCCATTTAACAATCCATCACTAATAGTTGTTATAGAATCATAAATTGGTTTTTCTATTGTTGTAAATAAAGGATATGCCATATATTTTAAATATTCGCTTGTAATATATTACGATAGTTCACAGGTATTCTTAAAACGATTCCAGGCTTTAATCCAATCGGTGCATCGTGAATATTATTTGCTTCCGCAATAATCCACCATAAAGAAGAATCATTGTAAAAAGTAGATGCTATAATATCTAATCTATCTCCTATCGTTGTTCGTATATAGATATCATTTACATCTTCTGGTATATTTGCCATTAGTTTGGAAACATATACTTCTTTTCCACCAGTATTATATTTTATTCTATCATTTATATATCTCATATATTAATATTTTAATATCCTCTTGCAGGCCCAATCGTTGGAGTACCAAAAGCTGGAGTTCCACGTAATTGTTGCATTTGTTGAACATATATATTAACTTGTCCAAATTGTGTCTTTCTAATACCAATACCCAATCCCTGTTCACCTTTTTGTCCATATATTGCACCTTCTCGTGCCCTAGCATTATTAATAGCTTGCTCTTGGGCAGCCAGTGTCATACTAGCTTGTTTATTTTGCTTTAAAACGTTTAGGTTATCTTCTACTTTTTTCTGGGCAGCTGCACCATCTAGCGTTTTTTTGATTTTTTTAGTATTTGCAACATTCATCTGCATCAAAGAATTTGCTTTTACTGTAGTTCTAAGATTATCTTGTGATATTGTTATCGTACCTGGATTAAGTAAACTGTTGTTATTTTCTGTTTTTTTAGGTGGTGGCGTGATTGTTAAATTTCCATTTGTAATAGTCCAACTACCACCTTGTTGTTCAATATCATTAAGTACAGCTGCTACTCTTTGTCTCTTATCATCATTTTCATCTATACCCGCAGCAAGCTTATCTTCTGCACGATTAACCACATTAATATCTCTAATTATATCATCAATTGGTTCTATTAACCACGCTACTGTGGTTGATATTGGGCTGTTCCAGAAGTTAAATTTGGATTTACTTTCTACTTTTTCACCACCACCAACTTCACTCGCCTTTAAAAGTTTATTTTCCCAAAAATTACCTTGTTCTACTTTTTCAGAATGTGGATTTGCATATACAGGAACTTCAATATGTACAGGAGGACGTGTTGAATCTATAATATTTCCTGATTCTACTGATGTTGTTAGTGTTAGTCCGGTTGTAGGAAGTACAACATTATTATCACCATGTGTTCCAGGTGATGAATTTGCATGATTTGTAGCACCATGTCCTAAATCACCTACATGTTTATTTATTTGTGCATCATGTGAGTTATTATGCGAATCATCTCCAAACAACAATTTTTTTGGTGCATAATAGAATGTGGCTAATGTTCCTTCTTTTTCTGCTCTAGAAAATGCATTTATTATATAAGGATTGATTTTTATTACATTGGCCGGGTTGTCACCTATTGGTACTTTAATATCAAATTTACCCTGGAGCTTATGTACCCATTCCGCACTTTCAACAAACATTTTTCCAACTTTACCACTATGTTCTACTTTATGCATAATTTTGTTAAAAGGAGAATAAGTGATTGTAGTAGGCTTTCCATAGTTTCCTATCACCGTATATGCCAATGAAGCACCTATACTTTTATCTTGATTTCTTGCATCAGCAAATGTTAATATACCTCTACCAGCTAAAATTGCACCCATAGCATACGGGTTTTTTGTTGCAATACTATATGAAATTTCTTTAAGTATTCTAATATTCATTTCTTCTTGCAACTCAGCTACCCCTCCCTTATCATAAAGGCCTTTATCATGACCGGTTTTTGTTTCTATATAAACTTTACCAGCAGATTCAGTATCATCCGCATAAACAACATGATTAATTTGAAAAGTTTCATTTTCCGAATTTTCGGATAGCTTGTGACCAGTTTTTCCTTTTCCTAAATCTTCACGTTTAATATTATTGGATTTTTTTGGAGTTTTATCTCCAACACCAGATTTATTAGGAACACCACCACTATAATCGTTTACGTTTGACATTTGCCTAAATTATTAAAATGTATCTGGTTTTACCGAAACAGCACCATTTGGAGTCATAGCCATTGGTGAACCCCAGTCAACTCCTTCGGTAATATATCCATAACTATAAAGTTTGCCCATCGTTCCTCTACTTTCTAAGAATTTAAGTGAAACTTCTGCATTAATTATCATAGGTAATTTAAAACCTTCACCACTTATATCTGGATCAACAACACTTATATTTCCCGCCAAACCTGGAAATTGTATTGGTTTAGAGTTTAATAATTTTTTATTAAGTCCAATTTCCCAAGGGGTATCAACGTCAACCGTAAAAGTTAAACTATCAATAACCGCCTCTCTACCCTTATACATGTCTCCTAATGTAAATTTAATTATTGGGGGAGCAACCGCACCAACTTGACCTTTAAAATCTTGTGGCATCGTTAATCCCGCTAAAGCGTTCAATCTTTGCCATGCGTTCTGATGTTCGACTAAGTTCAAAGAAAATATTTTAAAACTAAATGTCAAACTTCTTTCAATACCACTATATGTGTAGAATGGGAATGGATTTCCTAAAAATTTATTAGGCTCCCACTCCGGTGAAAAAGTTTCTGACAATTCGGATACCGTACATCTGAATTGAACTGTTCTATCTAATGCAATTGAATAAAATTTTAATGGAATCGTATCAAAATCATCAAATGTTTTATCTGGATTATCAGCAGTTACAGCAGTTTCCCCAGCATATGTAATATTTGATGATAAGTTTAAAACATCACCTTTTGTACTCATTCCTCTTCTTGAAAAAAGAGTATTTTCATTAGTTAGTTTAAGTGCCGGATTAACATCTTCTTTGTTGATTAATTCCATCAATTCTTTACCATAATCTGGATTATCCACATCCTCAATGATATCTACTTCATCAATACCTCCAGTTCCTTCATTTGGAATATAATTCGTACCTACTTTTTTAGGCAATGTCTTTGGTGGTAATTTTGCTCCAGAAGCTTTTAAATATTCCGCTCTTCTTCGGATTCCCATTGCCTTTAATCCAATCTGTTTATCCAATGGTTTAAGTTCATCAAGTTCAGCTGCTTTAGAATAAGGTGTTGTACTTGACCAAGGTGTAAACGGTCTTCCTTCTTGTTGTGAAAATCCCGTTTGTGCACTTTTATTTTTATTAATTTTTTTACTAAGTAAAGCGTTTACTCCTTTTGTTATAAGTTTAGAAACTCCTTTTGAAATAAAACTTTTAACAATTGATGTAGCAGTTCCAATTAAAAAATCTTTTGATTGAGATAATGCGTTTGTATTTGATTTTAATATATTTTGAATAGCGTTTGGAACTTTACCTGAACTAGCTAATTGTAATAACGCTTTATTTCTATTATATTCGTGTGCAAATAGTAATGTATCTTTTGGTTTTTTATTTCCAATTGATGATTTTTCTTTTAATCCTCTACTATTAAGTTCTTCCGCAACTTTTGAAGGTATCATTGGCATTGGAAACAACGCACCTTTAATACTATCAGTTGCACTTATTGCCAATTCAGTTCCCAATGCAACTAAATCAGGTTTTGGCGGTAATGCATCTTTTCCTTTTTTACCGGCAAAAATATTGTTTAAATAATCACCCGCAACATTCGCAACAGCATCACCAATTTTATCACCAAGACCTCCTGATATATTTTGGTTTGTATGTCTTTTTTGAAAAGATACCGTACGAGTTCTTCCATTTACAATTCTAAAAATATCCCCACCATATATAGTAGGTCTTGTTAATACTGAAAACTGTTTTAATCCAACCTGGTCTTGCTCTACAAATGATTCACTATAAGCATTACTATATTTCTTTCTTCTTTCATTAATTTTTTCAATAAAATCAAACCCATTGATAATATCTCCAATCAATCCATTTTTTTGAGTTTGATTAATTTTTTTAAGCAAGAAGTTAGAAGAACCAATAGGTAAATCTTTACTATTTCTAATGGCGTATGCAACTTCCGCCGTTTTTCCGGCATTTGGACCTTCTGATATTACTTTGGTCTTAAATAATTCTTCTAAAGTTGTTGCCATGTATTATTTTATTTTATCCTCTTTGTCCATAACTAAACACATTTCTAGACGATTCGTCTACGGATGTTGCAATACCAGATGAAACTCTATTACCATCCAAATATGCGGTTGTTCTTATTTTACCAGAATTCATATCCTGTCTTAATTGTTTCATTTCATTAACCAAAACTTTTATAGCACCATTCATAGATGTACCACCGCCTACTGCCGCAATAGGACCTACACTACTTTTGTTAGCAGCATCTAATTGTCCTAAAATATCCGGACCTACTGCGATTTGGTCATTTCTACTAGTTTCAAAAATACCACCTTCAGAAGTTGCAATTGTAGTTGAACCGCCAGAACTTTGAGCTTGCATAGCCATATCTCCTACTTTTTCCGCTCTACCAAGGTATCCCATCAAACCACCAATTGCAACACCGGCTGCAATAACTCCAATAGCTCCCCATTTTGCATTACCTGCAAAAATACTCGCAATAGCCTCTTTTGTTTTCATAATTGCTGTCTTTTTACTCAAAAGATACATTGCAGTTAATCCACCAATAATTGCAGGGAATAAACCTGGAATTTTATTTAAAGCCCCAAATACCGCACCAAACATATTAGCAAGTGTAGTAACAAGTGGTGTGACCGCTTCTATTAATGGAACAAACCCAGATGAAAGTGCCGCAACTATTCCTTTGAATGAATTTTCTAACTGTGTTATTTTATCTGCAATTTGTTCTTGTGTTTCTAACTCTTTTACTTTTGCTGCAAGTTGTTGTTCATTCATATTGGTTATATCTAACCCTTTATCCATTGCAGTTTCTACCAATTTCTTTTGAGAATCAGACATATGTGTAAGTTTCTCTTGCATCAATAGTTGTTTACCCAATTCTTCAACTGTCATATTAGTTGCATCTGCAACTGCCTGCTTTGTTATTGGGTCCATATCAGCAAACTTCCTATATCTTTGAACTTGTCTAAGTATTTCAGCTTGTGCGTCTGCTGCTTTCCCATCAAATGCCAATGCTCTTGCTTTACTTAAATTGAACTGTCCAGCTAACATTGAAGATGCTAACAATTCTTTTTCTATACCTTCTTCAAAATTTAAAAGTCCTTCGGTTGTTTTTAATACACTTTTTAAGTTTGTACCTAATCTTCTTGCTTGAATTGCCTGTCTAGCTAATAGAGTTACATCACCTCTAAAGTATTTGTATGTATCTTCGGAAGCTTCTGAAATATCTTCAAAAACTTTAGCAGGTGCTACTCCAACTTGGTCTGATAAATATGCTACCTGTTGCGCTAGGTTTTGAGATGTTTCCGCACTCAATCCACCTATACTTTGGAAAGCCATATTAACAGCTGCTGCATCTTTTTCTGCAACGGCAAAGTTTTTATTTAAAACAATCATTGATGCCGCAACTGCTTCTGAAAATTTAACAGTATCACCAAACTCCGTTTTAAGAGCTTTCACCGTTTCATAATAGTCATCCGCAGTAACACCTAATTTAGCATAGTTTTTGTATATACTATGCACTTGATGATTTAGTTCTTCGGTTTGATTTTTTGTTAGGCCAGTTTCTTCTCTGAATTTCTTAGCTGCAGATTGCATTTGTGAAAATTCATGAATAGCCGCTGCTAATAATCCGCCTAAAATAACAATTGGACCCAATCCATTGATTATTCCTTTTGCCAAATCGCCTATACCCGTTACAATACTTTGAATTCCTTCTGGCAAACTCGCAACTATTCCACTCATTTGCTGTTTTAACTCAACAATTCTTTCTTGTTGTTTAGTTAATTTCTCATTTACCGCAAATACTTGTTCTGCAATTTTTCTATCTTCTTCACTTAATCCTACGATTGAAGTTTCAAATTCCATTCTCCTTCTCGCAGCTTCACTCATTCCAAATAAATCTTGTGATTCACTTACTAATGATTCTGCAGAATCTATTTGTGATTGTCTTATTTGTTCTAAAACAGTTCTTCTTGCCTGTAAATTTTTTCTTTCATCATCTGATGCATTTACTTCTGCTTTTTTTAATTCAAGTATTTTGGCTGTAATACCCGCAAATGCACTACTATTTTTGGTTGAGGATGTAAGAACTTTTTTTACATCGTTACCTAATTTTGTAAAAGAGGTTTGAAACCCTTCTACCATATCTAGATATTCTTCCTGTCTTTCTCCTGCTTGCTCCCAAAACTTTACATAATCTTTTGCCTTATCTTCAATATCATCAAACGCTTCTAATTTATCTTCTAAAGTTTTTAAATTTCCTTCGTCCTGTTCATTTCTTTTTTTAAGACGCTTGATTTCCTCTTGCCCAGCAACAGCCATTCTCTTATTTCGTTCCTCAATTCTTTGTTGAATCAGGTCTTGCTCTTTTAAGAGATTTTTTTGAGCTTCTAATTCTTCAGATGATAAATTTCTAACGTCTGCCATTTATCTTACAACTTTATTTTATGATTCCAGCTTTTTGCAAATATTGATAAATGTCTGGATTTCTTTTTTTAACTTTTTCTAAATAATCTTCTGCCTGAGCATTAATATCATCAATTTCATCCTGTAATTTACTTAATACAGGATCATTATCTATTACTTGTTGGAGTTTTTGTGGTGCTTTCTTACTCGTAAACAATCCCCAAAATTCCATTATGTTACTTTCTGATATTTTGTATTTCTTTGCCATTTTATATTATTTACACTTATTCAAACTATAAATATCTATAAAAAGAAAAAGTTAGGATTATCGTTTAATCCTAACTTTACTAGCATTTGAAGACCTTTGTGCTTTTTTATTCTCTTCAGCTTCTCTTTTTTTAGTTTCTATCAATTTATTATAATAAAACATTCTCAAATATGTTGGCATTTTATATAGTTCCATCATTGTAAAACCATTACTATATTCAACCATCTCAAAGATTTGAGTGTGTAAATTATAACTATGATTCTTCGGAAGGCCAAAAAAAGTTCACGCCCATCACAATGGGCGCTACCTCCGTTTCTCCATCATCATGAACATACTCATAAGTCATATTCATATCTGGAGAGATTTTTTTAACATATTCTCTAAATGCTCTGCTATCTCTAGCTAAAAATTCGTTATTGATAAATTTATTAATCTTACCTAATTCAGTATTACCATCTACACTCTTAATCATATATCTTAATCTAGTAGTGATTTCAAAAGAACCATCTTTATTTAATTTTTCTAAAGCCTGTATATCTTTATCAATCAACTTCTCATCACCATGTGTAAGAAGTTTAAATGTAATCTTTTTACCATTTGAAGGTAGAGTAAATTCAAATTCATTTTTATGTTCAAATAATGAAAAATCTACATCTTTTGTTTTTAGTTTTGATAAGTCTACATCAAATTCTATATTCTTACCAAGTTTTGCGGAAAAGAATGATGCTTTGTACTCTGCACCATATCCCAATACTCTTGTAGCCAATACAATTGCGTTCTTATCTCCCAATAAAATATCATCAATATTAATATTATCAACAATAATTGATTCAAAAAGTTTATCTAATACAATCCCTTTTCTAATAAGATTTGCAGATGAAAGAATATCTTCTTCTTTTGCCGTCATATATTTTATTGTTATACGGCCCGAAGATAGAGGATTTTCTTTTGGATATAGTTTTCCTCTTGATGGAAGGTCTAATACTTCCGTTGGAAAATCAAATTGTTTTTCACTCATAACTTTGTTTATTTAGTTTATATATATAAATACATTAAATTAAAAAAATTGAAAATAAAAAAGGGATACTTTTTGGGTATCCCTTTTTTTATATTTGTTTGAATATTAGTATTCAAGTACAGCGTAATCGTAAGTAAGTGTTAATTCAATTGATACTGGCTCATTTGTTGAAGAAAAATCTAATTCACCAAATGATGCTCTTGAAATGAATGCTCCATAAAGAGTCCATTTTTCAATCTTATCACCTACTGGACCTAACAAATAGAAATTAATATTCTTTTTGTAAAATTCACCATATCCATCTCTACCAGTAATAGATTCATGAGATAAACGTACCCACTCCATTACCAATTGTGCCGCTGAAGGAACGATTGGGTCATACAACGTAATTGTTAAATCTTGCCATTCACCTTTACCTTTTAACTTTCTATATGTGTTAATATGTTCAATTTTGATTGTTTCAAATTGAATTTCAGGTCTATTTGCTGTTTTTACCATATACGCTGGGATACCAACTTCTGCAATCTCCATATAATAACGGTTTTGCATTTTTGGTTCGAAGTTCGTAAACGTCATCTGTTGATACGGTAATATTAATTCGTCTGCCATGTTTCTTTCCTTTTAATTTATATTAATAAATATCTATTTAGTTTGTTTTCATATTATGCTCCAAAACTTGCTCCAGTTGGTAGAATGTTGAAATCAATTACGATGAATTCCGCAGTTCTAGCTGGTTGAAGGAAGATTGCTCCTGCTAATATGTTTCTGTCAATCACATCCGGTGTATTATTTGAATCGTCCATTACAACATTGAAAGCGTATAATCCTTGTCTTTGTTGAATTGATTCCAAATAAGGTGTTACGGTATTGATAAATCTAGCTCTAGTATCAGTAGTATTTTGTTCAAACACTAAATAACGAGATGTAGATGCTACGAATTTCTTAATGTTAATTAATAATCTTCTTACATTGATTCTATCCAATGCCGATGCCTTATCTTGCAATGTTTTTTGTCCAAACGCTACAATACCTTGATTTGGGAATTTTGCAATAGGATTTACTTTGTTTTCATAAAGTATATCTCTTTCAGCGTGTGTAAGTATATTTCTTAAACTTTCAGCTCCAAATGCAGTTAATCCACCTCTATTCAAACCCGCTGGTGCGAACCATTCTGCTGCAAATCTATCGTTAGATGCGTAAACAGCTGGCATTATAACCGATGGTGGAGTGATAATTGATTTATTACCAACTCTATTAATTAACCAAGGATAATAAGTACCTACATAGTTTGAATCTACTGAATTAGCCTTTTCAGTTGCTGTTGTGATTGAAGATTGATAATCAGTAAAGTCAGCGATGTAAAAACAATCTTGTCTATCTTCACACATATCAATTACCTTTTGAACTAAATCTGGATGATTTTCATAGTTTAATCCAGGAGTTGATACTAAATTAATATCGTACTCATCTGGATTAGAAAGTGCGTTAATTGCTTTTTGATAACCCACAGATCCAGATTGTGTTAAACCATTACATTTTAATCCTTGATTGTTTGCAGCTCCCCAATCAGCATCTCCTGCTAATGCAACAGGTACAGTTGGGTTTAAACCATCAAATCCACCCTGGAATCCTAAAATAAATTGTCTTTTAACCATATCAGCCGCAACAGAACCTGTCATTTGATAGCTCAATTGAGAATCAAATGCAAATATTACATTTGAACCAGTTAATGCTCCTTCAGGAATTGGTTTTAAGTATTGATAGTTATCTATGTATTTAGTTGTTGATTCAAAATCAAATCCTGAATAATATCTTGCACTAGTAGTTGTATTAGAAATTGAACCACTTTGGAAAACTACAGCTGGTACCCAAGTTGCTTCTGATACATTGGTTGTTACAATTGGATTTTCGTAAGCCGAATGTCCAAATGGTGCTGCAGATATTGGGAATGAACCCGGAGTAGATACTTCTACTCTTATATTCAATGATTTATTTGAATAATATCCATTTTCAGTAATTTTACCATCATTACCAATTGTATATTCTCTATCACCGATTACTCTAGCAATATATCTTGGAGATGCTGGGTCTAAATTTACATCACCCCAAGATTCAATGATTGATGAATTTTTATCGGTATCATCAAATTTTCTTAATGTTACATTAAAAGTTGCGTAATCAGTTGATGCGTTTTCACCAGCCGCTTTTACATTTGAAATACCAATTTTGAATTTTTTATTATAAACATTACCATGTCCAATTGTATGGAAACGGAAAAGTTCGTATCTTAAATTGTTATTATCTTTTTGTGAAAGTACCCAAGGAGTAGATGCTACTTTTGCATCAACTGTAAAATCTTGTGTAGGTAATTGAATTGCGTAAATTTTTACTCCCTCATCACCACCACCATCGGTATCATATTCTGCTGCTATATTTTCAAAATATGTATAAGAATATGCAGTTTTGTTTCCAAATGGAGATTCACCAAATACATCTCTAATATCATTTTGAGATGAAGGTAATACGGATGCACTAAAAGAACCACTCAATGAAGGTGCAGTTATTGCAAAAGATCCAGAATATGCTGCTCTACCATCACTTGTTAAAACTGCACTTGAAAAACCTACTTTTTCATCTCCAACTTTAGTTGAATGTAGTGTAGCTACAATTTTCTTTCCAATAGAACCGGATGCCATAATAGCTAAAGGTGCGGTTTGATAATAACCACCAATACCTGCAACTCTTACAATTGTTGCCGAATTTGCGTTTTCAAGGTATTTAGCTACTGCCGTTTCTGTGTAATATGTTCCGTCAGGAACTCCAAATAATGTTTGAAACTCCGTTGCACTTCTTACAAGTGTAGGTAAGAACGCTGGTCCTTCTTTGAAAGGTCCAATAAACGCTCCACCGATTTCACCAATTCCTTGTGCAATAAAGGAAAGGTCATTTTCTCTTGTGAATACACCAGGTGATACTATTCTTTCTGCCATTTTATTTCTCCGATTTGATTTTTAATAGTGGTATTTGTTTACAAAAATACAGATATAAATATAAAGAAAAAACCCAAAACACAATTTCATTTAAAACTATGATTTGGGTTCTAATCTTCTATAAATTGTTATTAGTAAGGGATAGTTGAACCACTTGCTAATGAGCCGGTTGACCAAGGGAATTCAAATTCTCCTATTGAAACTATTGGTGATTTCTTTTCCTCTAATTGTTTTTCTATTACATTGGATATATGTCCCCAATAATTCGTTGATACATTTGAACCACTTACATAATTTTTAATCCATTCAAGCACATCTGCTTCGGTTAATTCATCGTAAGGAGTAAAATTTTCTGGATCAACAGATGTTATAGGAAATGGTGTTCCACCAACGAATTCGCCAGTATCACCATCTTCATCAGTTGCAATAACTTTCCAATATGTTTGAACAACAGCTCCTTCTATACCATTTCTACTTTGTTTTTTTAGGCCTGTTAATTTCCAATCGTATGTATATGCCATAATTTGTTTTTTTAATTAATTATAAATATTAAGATTAACTTTTTTATTATGATTGTAATTCTTCAACCACATTAAACCCAAATTCTTCACACATTTTTTCTGCTAAATAATGATTACTACCACTCCATGCAGTTAAAACATTTGCCGGAACTTTCCATTCTCCGGCTGCAACCAAATTATCAGGAATTGCTACGGACTCTCTATTAGGGTCTCTAAATCTTAATTCATATCTTAATGTACAATCATCATTTTGTAAATCATAATTAAGAAGGTTTGTAAAAACTACATTTACAGTTTTTCCAAATAAGTTTTTATCAGTTACTTTTGTAAGCATTTTTATTATTTTATTTTAACAATCAACTAAAACCGATGGAGATGCTATTACATTTCTTTCAATTAAATCTGCTGCAATCTTTTCTTTTAACAAAGGATATGCTTTTGCAAATATATCTGCACCTTCCAATACACTAAAATCAGAAACTTTCTTTTCATAAACTCTACCATCAATAATTTCTTCTTCGGTTCTTATCATAGGTAATGAATGCCAATGTGGAATTGCATCAACTTTTGCAAGGAATCTATCTTGAATTGGTGCACCCATACGATTAGAAATATTAGTTTCTAATAATCTTGCGGTTTCTTCATTTTTAAATACATTCACATAAAGTTCTAATGCACCTTTGTTTCTATCTACAACGTAACGATAAATTCTAACATACGCTTCATCGGTTATACCCTGTGATGTTCCAATTTCTGCTGCTATTTTAATTGCCATAGTTATTCTCTTTTTAATATATATAAATATATAGTTGTTTACTCAAACCCTAATTTTTCTTTTAACATTTTTACTTCCGCTTTCAATTCTTCAATCATTTTTTGTTGTTCCTGAATAGCGTTTACTAATAATGCCGGTATTGCTCTATCTCGCAATGCTAAATATCCACCATCATCAGGTCTTACTAATAATGGTTCAACATCTTCAACTTCTTGTGCTATGAAACCAATATCGTGTCTTAATCCGGTTGTTTCATACTCATCAGTACCTTCTTTCCAATCAAATTCAACACCTCTAAGTCTAAGTACTTTATCCAATGCATTTTCATAGTACTTAACATTATCTTTCAATCTTCTATCTGATGGAGAACCATATGCGATAATGTTGTTTGATGCGATAATCACACCATCATATCTTAAGTTGATGTTTGGACCTCCACCTCTGTTACCACTATGGATTCTTAAACCATATGAAGCTCTTAATGCTAAGTAACCATCGTTCAAATCACAAAGGTCACCATCATCAGATACCCATACACCGCCACCACCATAGTTATCAAAGTTTGAACGTAATACATAAGGAGTACCCAATGTATCATCATTCAAATAGTATCTCTGCCATCTAGAAGACCAACCACCCCATCTTACAACGTTATCACCATCCAAACCTAAGTTTAATGCGTAATATCCACCTTTATGGAATGACATGAACGCACCATTATTACCAGTAGAGTATGGTTGACACATTGCCGAATCGGTTTGTGTTGCGTAGTATCCTCTATTGTAAGTAAAGTAAACTCTTGAATAGTGGTTGTAGTCATAAGTAGGAATACAATATTCACCTCTATTATTAGAGTCAACCTGTGCTTTCCAACCTGAATTATACGGCCAAGAGTTTCTAAACCAAAGTCTATCAACTGGTCCACCTTCTATTTGCCATCCATAACCATAGCCACTGTAAACATAATGATATGTTTGCATACCTAACCAGTGTGATGTTCCAGGAGGCTGGTTTCCAGGATTTGACCAAGTATCGGTAAATCCAGCTCCCCATCCTTGAACAGTATTCAGGTCTTGAGTACCCCAACCCATTACACCGGTCCAGTGGTTACTATCACCGGTATAATCATTTCTACGATAGTTAGAACCACCTTTACCCGTCAAGCCGGTTCTCATTCTACCATAATCAGTCAGACCTTGCCATTGAGAGTTACCATTGCCATCAAAGTAAAATGATGTATCTCTATCATAGTAAATGTTAAATCTCGCATCATTACCATATGTAATACGATACAACTCCATATGAGCGTTACCATATTCAATACGAATCTGCCAGTTACCAGAACTATTCAACATACCAAATCCACTACCATCCCAATATCCAGCGTATCCTCTTAAATCAGATTCGTAGTTATTGTAAAAGACTATACCACCATATGCATATCCACCACCAGCTGATTTCCAATATCCGTTATTAGAGTACCAGTGCATTGCGGTTGATTGTTGGTATAAACCTTGTCCGGAGTTATTATTTCTGAACCATCCATTTGAGTATATGTTTCCAAATGTAGGATTTCCATCAGTTCTTACCGATTGATTCAAATGACTACTTAACCAACCTAAATAACCTAAATAAAGGTCACCACTTCTATTAATATATGCTCTTTCCGCACCACTATCAGTTCTGAATATGAAGTATCCAGATGATTGGTTTTGGAAATACATGTGAGAACTATGCCATTGTATCTTATTATATTCACCTTGCCATCCACCGTGGTCAGAATACAACATATATCCAGGATAAATGTAATGATTATTAGAGCCTATCCAGTTTGTTCTAGTATCACCTTCACCACTACCAAAATAATAACCAGTATTATTTCTATCATACATTATATCCGCTTGGAAAGAACCATAGATATAAGTTGTACTACCAGTATCAATCAATAATCTAGTATTACCCCAACTACCATTTCTCCAACCATGTCTATCATTAATACGGAAGTTATCATCCGCATAACCATAACCAACAGACCAAGTCCAGCTATTATATCCAGATGAGAATAGAATTGAAGGTCTATCACCACCACCACTTGCCTCAACACGGAATTCCGCAACAATACCCCAAGAGTGATTACCATATTGGTTTCTTACTAATAGTGTAGTGTTGTTACCAGGTGCAGAGCCATACTTAACCATTTCTAATACTGGACCATTATCTCTACCAATATAGCTATATCCTCTTGGCTCTATATAATACCCACCATCATAAGAACTTCTTAATCGTATTGTGTATATATCACCACCGGTACCAAAATAAAGATTACTCAACCAACGGTTTTCCATCAATATTCTTCTACCATTCAAATAAGAATCATCTACGTTGTAGTAGAAGTTAGAACGGTCAGTATAAATGTGAGCATGTGATGAGTTTGCAGGTCCAAATTCAATATATCCATAAGGAGTATTATGACGATAACCCCAACTACCACCTGCTAAGTAATACGATGCATTACCATAATCCATTGATGCTAGACGAGAACGTCCAGCTGGGTCTGCAAAATATGCAGGGTTATCGGAATCAATAAATATAGGTGCTCTTAATTCACCATTAAATTGTGCGTAGTTATAATACGCAACCAATATATCACTTGTTTGATAACCAGGATAAGTTCTCTTAAATCTTAATCTAATAGATTCATTACCATCATAATCATCTTCGGATTGTAAAATAAGTGCTCCGGTATTTGAACCACCAGGAGATTCACTATATATTTTCCAACCATCATCATTACCACTCGCTTGTCCAAAGTAGTAAGATGGAACGTTTGAGTTATTTGCATATCCAGTACCAACAGGATTTTGTTGTAACACAACTCTGGCCATAAACGATGTATCTGCCGGTTGAACATAATAACTCGTTGATGACGGGTGTCTCAACATTGCACTTCTAATTTCACCAGGTACGAATGTTGCTGAATATGAGTTTTGTGGATAGATATCTAAGTTATCACCCACCATTACAATTCTACCAGCATATCCATCATCTAATGGAGACATCCATAGATAATCAGTATTATTATTATTTTGAATTTGTAATGCCGATGTCCAAGATGCAGGATATTGGCCAAAGTTAATTTCTCCTTGACCATCTTGCTTAATAGTTAATGCTCTTGTACCAGATGATGTTCCGGTAGTATTAACTTTTAAGTATCTAATGTTTGTTGTACTATTAGGGTCTACATAAAATCCTCTATCATCGTAATCATACATTATACCAAACATACCGTTTGTTGCGGTAATTTGATTATAAGTTGAGTTGTTACCAATTACACCAGAACCTAATGGAATTCTTGGAACACCACCAGGATCACTAACACTATATTCTATACCACCTATTCCATCATTATTAAAGTTCATATCTGCAGATACAGACATTCTATAACGAACACCATCTAATAATAACATATAGAACCAATATCCACCACCCGCTAAGTCTCTTGGACCGGCTTGATAAATGAAATATGCATAAGGATTTTGGTTAGCGTTATAAGAGCCATGCTCGGTATAGAAATACCACATATTTTCTTGTCCACTATGCCATTCTCTTGAATTAATTACAAATTCTGCAGTACAACCACCATAAGGGTTTGAACCATTATCGGAAATAGAACGAGATATTGATATTCTAACTGGAGAACCACCTGCATTAAATCTACTAATACTAAATCTTACCCATCTTCTAGATGATGCATTGAATGTTCCAGGTACATCAATATATTGTTCATTTTGATATGTTTTATTTACCTGTAATGCATTTAATCTGGATGTACTTTCAAAATCAATTCTATATGCTGAGTTTGTAATATCTTCTATATAATTTGTATAAACGTATCCTTGCCCACTTACTCTATATACCCAAGTATTATTATCTCTTAAAACAGCATAAGCATAAGATGCACCGGCTGGAATACCAACGTACATACCATATTCCGTTTTAGAACCATTGGAAGCATTTAATCTTAATAACCAGTCATTATTATTAGTTGCAGTTATATAAACAGTTGCATCATTTGTACCATTAATACTACTACCATTAATATTTAGTGTACCGGTTAAACTACTATCGGCAGTATAACCATATCCGATATTCATTGCACCATAAGTAGATAAGCCATAAACAGGAGTATTTCCTTCTCCGGCTCCCCATCCACCTGGATGCCCTACACCAACTTTATTATAAAGATGTATATATTCATTTGTAAATCTACCTCTAATACCATATAATTGCATTGATTCGGAATCATACAATCTAATAAAATTCATTTGAGAAGTAGAGTTAGGGTCTACATATCTATTACTTGGGTCAGCGCTATCTCTGAATATTGGAGCTCTATAATCACCAGATGCCTCAACATATCCTGCATAACTTCTTAACTGCCAAGAATCACCTTGTCTAATTTCCAATCTATCAGAATATCCCAATATTGAATTAGACGGTGAACCACCCGTACCACTTGCTCTAAATGCAATTACGGATACGCCATTTCCTGCTGCAAATAATCTAATATTTTCATTGTAGTTATTATTATTTGCAGTATTATAGCTAACCCACATATTATTTCCAATGTATATACCATCGGAAGGTCCATTAATTTGTATAGGAACTAATCCAGATACTGGGTCATAAAATCCGGTTGAGTAAGAGTTGTTATTTGGCATCCAAATATACGAATCAGAACCAGTGAATTTAATATCTCCACCTACCGATTCTATATTATTAGTAACGTTGATATTGTTAAATGTTACAGTATCATACGTTCTAACATATTGGTCCATATTTGCTGCGTATGGATGTAATGTAGAGTTTAAGGTAAGAGCTGCAGTTCTACTTTGTTCAACAGTATCAAATGAAGTTACTGGACTAATTGACCAACCCGTTCCCCAGTTTGTATCATATCCATTATATCCAATTTGTAAATCGGTTACAAAAACTTGCGGATATGACCAAGAAGAACCAGTCTCACCAATCCATATACAATCGGATGAACCATCGTATCCAAATCTAACAGTGTAGTTATCACCAGTATCAGTTATATTTGTTGCAAAAATGTTGTACCAGTTACCTAAACTATAATTGTATCCACCGATATAGAATGTGTGTGATTTACCGGTATTATATTGATAAATCTTAACCGTCATTCTCATCATTGTAGATGAGTTATTTTTTGAAACAGGTAATTTTATTTTCCATGCACCAGTAACAGTCGATGCCGATGTAACATAAGATGCTCCTTGTGGTGCAAAAATTCTTACGTTATCACTTGCAATAAATCCATTTGTAGCTCTAACAAATCCGGTTGCAGTTACGTTTGCAAATTGAACGTTATCAGATGTTCTAACGTTTTGGTCCATTGCGTATAATTCGTTAGCACCCTGGCCAGTATTTACGGTTGCAAATGTTACAGCATCAGTTGTTCTGATGTTTTGATTCATTAAATAAACTTCAGTTGCTCCCTGACCAGTATCTATTGTACCTGAAAGAATTACATTACCATTTACTTCAAAAGTATTATCCGCATACCATCTATCAGTAGATTCGTTCCAATAGAATGAAACGGTTGAAGCATTACCTCTCTTAACTTCAATACCAGCATTTTCAGTTGGAGCAGTTGATGCTCCAATATCCGCATTTAACGTAATGATGTTATCACCTACATTAAGAGTTGTTGTATTAATATATGTTGTAGTACCACTTACAGTAAGGTCACCACTAATGGTAGCATTACCAGTTACCGCTAAAGTTGTACCATTAAAAGTTAAATTTGCATTTACATTTGCATTTGGAGCTCCACTTGCTGCTAATGTTATCACACCATTTACAGTAGTACCTGTCAAAGAAAGTAATCCAGATGAACCAGATGAACCGGCACTACCACTACTTCCAGAACTTCCACTACTTCCAGATGAACCAGATGAGCCGGATGAACCAGAGCTTCCACTACTTCCACTACTTCCAGATGAACCAGATGAACCAGAAGAACCACTTTTTCCAGAAGTTCCCGATGTGCCACTCGTACCTGATGTACCAGATGTGCCACTACTTCCAGAGCTTCCACTACTTCCAGATGAGCCAGATGAGCCACTAACTCCAGATGAACCAGAACTTCCGCTACTTCCAGATGAGCCGGAACTTCCAGATGAACCAGAACTTCCGCTACTTCCCGATGAACCACTAGCTCCAGATGAGCCGGAACTTCCACTGCTTCCAGATGAGCCTGAAGAACCTGAACTTCCTGATGAACCCGATGTACCATCTTTTCCACTAGCACCGGATGTACCAGAGCTTCCACTACTTCCTGAAGAACCGGATGAACCAGAACTTCCAGATGAACCATCTTTTCCCGTTACTCCAGAAGTACCACTACTTCCCGATGAACCTGAACTTCCAGATGTGCCACTTGTACCAGGTGAACCAGTTGCTCCAGATGTACCAGATGAACCTGATGTACCATCTTTTCCCGTTGTACCTGAACTTCCACTGCTTCCAGATGAACCAGAAGAACCAGAAGAACCTGAACTTCCAGATGAACCTGAACTTCCACTCGTTCCTGCTGAACCACTTTGACCACCGGCACCAGATATACCAGAAGAACCAGAGCTTCCAGATGAACCACTACTTCCCGATGAACCAGATGAACCGGATACACCAGAACTTCCAGATGAACCAGAAGAACCAGATGAACCGGCACTACCACCAGCACCAGATATACCAGAAGAACCAGAGCTTCCAGATGAACCACTACTTCCACTACTTCCAGATGAGCCTGAAGAACCAGATGTACCACTTCCTGATGTTCCTGAAGAACCTGAAGAACCATCCTTTCCACTTGCTCCACTTGAGCCAGATGAACCAGAACTTCCGCTAGTTCCTGATGAACCAGATGTACCAGAAGTTCCAGATGTGCCATCTTTTCCAGATGTACCGGAACTTCCACTACTTCCAGAAGAACCTGCCGAACCAGTTGTACCTGATGAGCCACTACTTCCAGAGCTTCCACTACTTCCTGATGAACCTGAACTTCCTGATGAACCACTACTTCCACTACTTCCAGATGAGCCACTACTTCCGGAGCTTCCACTACTTCCTGATGAACCAGAGCTTCCACTGCTTCCTGATGAACCAGATGAACCTGAACTTCCACTGCTTCCGCTACTTCCAGATGAACCCGATGAACCTGAACTTCCAGATGACCCCGCCGAACCGGTTGTACCACTACTTCCACTACTTCCAGATGAACCAGAGGAACCAGACGTACCAGATGTTGCCGCTGCAAACCTTCTACCTACTCTACCAGTGCTTAAATTTACTACTAATACTTCATTTGTTGTATTATCAGTTGGTATAGTATCTCCGGTTACGGTTATACTTCCACTAATACCAACACTACCTGTTAGTTCTTGTCTATCAGATACGCTATCACCAAATTTATTTGAACCAGATGAATAAATTACAGAAGAAGAAATATATGTTGTACGAATTTCTTCAGCTTGAATAATTCCACCTACAAATAAATTTGAAGTTACAGTTATAGAACCAGTAACCTTTGCATTTCCATTTACCGATAATCCACCACTAATAGATGTTGGTACGTTTACTACTAATCCTTGATTTGGTGAAATTTGTGCAATTGCAGAACCAGATTTGATTCTATTAATATCTCCGATAGAATCGGCTTGAATATTGAATAATCCACTACCATCACCTCTAAACAACGATGCAGATACAGATCCAGTAATGTTTACTTCCGCATTTATTAATAAAGATGAACCGGATGGAGTTATTGTTGATGTTTGTATTATAGATGCGGAAAATGGTGCGCCGTTTACAACCCTAACCGAATTAGGTGATGTATAAATTACAGGAGACCCACTCACATAGAGTGTTAATAAACTTGAACTTTCCTGATTTAGGCCATTTGAATTTTTTCCTATGAAACTACTCATCTACAAACTTACTTTTTTATGTCAATTCTAATGCCGAAACTATTACATCTGCAGATGTTGCTGCTGATGATACTACTGCTAATGTATCGGTTGCTTCCATAACAATTTTTTGCTCACCACCCACTAATACCACCGATGAACCAGGAGTAATAAGTGCATCTTTTACTAAATATACGGTTTTAGTTGCCGAAGTATCTGTCAATCTTACACTAACCGAAATATTTTGTGTAGCTACATTTGCAACATTAACACCTATAATTGTTGTTGTAGTTGCCGCTGGTGTAGAATATACTATTGTATTCGTTGTGCCGATTGAACCTGTGATACTATTTTTAAATACGTTTGCCATTTATTTTTATTTTATCCCAATGCTATAGCATATGCTAAAGCGGTATCTAAAACATTTACTCCTTCTACTAAATATCCACCATTCCTTAAATTAATAGAACCGGTCATTTGCATAGAACCAGTAACTTTTAATCTTTCATTTACATTTAAAATATCAAAAGATGCCTGTTGAACATCAATTGTACCTTTAAAAGACCCTGTCAGAGAACCCGTAAACGAGCCGCTTAAATCTGCGTATGCAAAGTTTCTATCTTGTGAAATAGAACCAGAAAATATAGGATTATGAATTACCATTTATATCAATTCCTTTAGTTATAGGTATAAATATAACTTTTATCCTTTTAGGGTTTGTTAGGCCAAATAATATTGTATGGATTACTCTGTGATGTAATATCCCTTAATTCTTGTCTATAAGAACTCCACTCATCTTTAACGGACTGTGGAATATCGGATAATTGTGTCCAATCACATTCTAATAGCAATTCATTTCTAGTTTGTCTAACTTCTTCCCACTTTCCAGCTATTCTCAAATTTATTTCTGATTCGGTTGCGTTTGTATTTTCCCAATTTTGATAATAAACACCCTCTATTAATATTGGTGTTCCTTCGTAAATATTTTTTGTATAATCGTTTGGTTTTGGAGTATGTCTAACTTCATGAATATTCCATTCCCCCATTAAATTTTCTGTCATTTCAGATGGGAAACTTATATTAGGATTATCTTCTCTCAATTTTTGCAAAGAGTATGGATAATCTATTTCGTTATTTATAATTCTTAAATACATAATCTTATTATTTCCATATAGTTGGTATAGAAGCGTAGTTTGTTAAATTTAAACAGTTTCTAAATGCATCAGTTCCGGCCGGTGCAGGTACTCTATTCCATAATTCAGGTGCAGTACCTGTCATAGCATTTGCAGATGTTGACATGTTATACAAATTATTAAAACTTGTAACAGCAGTATTATATGTAAATTGCAATGGACTTGTTATGGATAAACAATTTCTAAAAGTACTAGAAAAGTTTACAACATTTACATTTAAATCAAATAATGTTGCAGGTACAGTTGATAAAGAGGTACATCCACTAAAACAAGAAGAAAAGTTTGTTACATTAACTACATTATCAAATAATCCTGATGGTATAGATGTAATTGTAGTATTTGTAAACGTATCCGTAATTGTTGTTGCATTTGGAGAATAATCAAAAAGGTCAGCTGGAATAGATGTTATTCCCGTACCTCTGAATGTTGATGTAAATACGGTAACTTCCGCTAATCCAGTATAACCACCAACTCCACTCAATGATGCACTACCTGGTATTGCTGTTAAATTTATGCATCCATAAAAATCTATTGTTCTCAAACCAACAATTCCCCATTGAACTAATTCGGTAATTAAACTTCTAATTGATGTATTATTATTTACTTTGAATCCTGGCATAAACCCACTTATAGTAATTGTATATGTACCAGGTGATACATAATTATGCACCCTATTAACATCGGTAGAAGAAGTTATCAATGGAGATGTATTACCATCACCCCAAGAAATATTTAAACTAGGTGTTAATCCAGCATAATCAACCAAAGGAACGGTAAATACCGTATTAGCGGTTGTTGTTGTAATTTTAAAAACAAACGGATATACTTGCGAAGAATCCGAAGGTATCAATTTTCTTGCTATACTCATAACTTTAATTATTAACTTATATTTTTTCCTACAATAAATCCGTAATATGTTGTACCACCATTAAATGTAAAGAATGTTAGAACATCTACTCCAGCTGATGTAAGGATTGGTGCACTTCCACCAGGCCAATCTACACTATTTGGCCATGTTATTGAATATGCTCCTGCATTTACAACACTCAATGTGAATCCAAATGCGTTTGATGCAGGTGGATTACTAAATGTTAATGTTGCCGCTCCATTAAATTGTCTTCTGAAGTTATTAGCTGTTGCAAGGTCTAAAGTTGCACTTCCACCAGTTCCCAAATCAGAATAGGTTTCTCTGAATGTTGTTGATGTAATATATCCACTATTGGTTAGATTACCAGTTATACTTAATAATGTTCCATCAAATGTTAAATTACTTTCAGCTCTTACATTTGGAGATGTACCTTCTAAAGTTATCACACCATTATCAGTTGTACCACTAATTGATGCAAATCCAGAACTACCACTACTACCAGGTGCTCCATTTGTACCAGATGTACCGGAACTAAATCCAGGTGCAGATGTACCAGAAGTACCAGAGAAACCAGAAGTACCAGAAGTTATTCCAGGTGCAGATGTACCAGATGAACCACTAACACCGGATGTACCAGAAGAACCAGAAGTTACACCATAAAAAGATGTACCGGAAGAACCCGATGTACCCGATGCACCGGATGTACCCGAACTAAATCCAGGTGCAGATGTACCGGATGAACCAGATGTACCTGCCGAACCCTGAGGTCCTATTCCACCACTCGTTCCACTACTTCCAGAACTTCCAAATAAAGTACCATCTTTACCCGATGTGCCAGATGTACCAGAGCTTCCACTACTTCCAGAACTTCCACTTACTCCCGATGAACCAGAAGAGCCTGTTGTACCGGATGAACCGGATGAGCCAAATAAAGTACCATCTTTACCCGATGTGCCAGATGTACCAGAGCTTCCACTTTGTCCAGAAGAACCAGATGAACCAGCAGTTCCAGAAATTCCTGAACTACCCGATGAACCAAATAAAGTACCATCTTTACCCGATGTGCCAGATGAACCAGATGTTCCAGAGCTTCCACTACTACCAGATGAACCAGATGAACCTGCCGTGCCACCGCTACCATTAGTACCATCCTTACCAGAACTACCAAAGAATGTACCATCTTTACCAGATGTTCCTGAAGTTCCGGATGAACCACCACTACCCGATGTGCCCGCACTACCAGTTGTACCAGATGAGCCACCGCTACCAGATGTACCCGATGTTCCAGAACTTCCTGAAGTTCCCGATGAACCAAAGAATGTACCATCTTTACCAGATGTTCCAGATGAACCAGAGCTGCCACTCGTACCACTACTTCCAGATGAACCGGATGTTCCAGATGCACCTGATGTACCTGATGAACCAAAGAATGTACCATCTTTACCACTACTTCCAGATGTTCCTGAAGTTCCAGATGAACCAGCCGAACCAGATGAACCAGAAGTACCCGAAGTACCTTCTTTACCAGATGTACCTGATGAACCAAAGTAAGTACCATCTTTACCAGATGTTCCAGATGTGCCGGCCGTTCCTGCACTACCTGTGCTTCCAGATGAGCCAGATGTTCCCGAAGTGCCATCTTTTCCAGATGAACCCGATGAACCAAAGTAAGTACCATCTTTACCAGATGTTCCAGATGAACCAGAGCTGCCGCTACTTCCGCTGCTACCGGATGTGCCATTACTACCAGATGTACCTGATGTACCCGATGAACCGTCTTCACCACTACTTCCTGAAGTTCCAGATGAACCTGTTCCAGATGTACCAGAAGTACCTGCTGACCCGGTTGTACCAGATGAGCCGGATGTGCCATCTTTACCACTACTTCCTGAAGTTCCTGATGTGCCATCTTTTCCACTAGTTCCAGAACTTCCTGATGAACCAGTTGTACCAGATGAGCCAGTTGTACCAGAAGAACCCGATGAGCCTCCTGTTCCAGATGTGCCATCAGACCCACTTGTACCAGATGTTCCATCTTCTCCCGAACTTCCACTACTTCCAGATGAACCGGTTGTACCAGATGAACCAGTTGTACCAGATGAACCAGAACTTCCACTACTTCCGGATGTGCCATCGGAACCAGATGTGCCACTGCTTCCACTACTTCCAGATGAACCGGTTGTACCAGATGTTCCCGTTGTACCAGATGAGCCACTACTTCCACTACTTCCAGATGACCCGGATGTTCCATCTTTACCAGATGTTCCAGATGAACCAGAACTTCCCGATGAACCGGTTGTACCAGATGTTCCCGATGTGCCACTACTTCCAGATGAACCAGATGTGCCATCAGTACCAGATGTACCAGATGAACCAGAGCTTCCTGATGTTCCCGATGAACCAGTTGTTCCAGAACTTCCACTACTTCCAGATGAACCAGAAGAACCAGATGTTCCAGATGTGCCGCTCGTGCCACTTGTTCCAGATGTTCCAGAGCTGCCGCTTGTGCCACTACTTCCAGAAGAACCTGAAGTACCAGAAGTACCATCTTTTCCGGATGAACCAGATGTGCCAGATGTACCAGATGACCCGGATGTGCCACTCGTGCCACTTGTGCCGGATGTGCCACTACTTCCAGATGAACCAGATGTTCCAGAAGAACCAGATGTTCCACTACTGCCGGCTTGTCCACTCGTACCTGATGTTCCAGATGTTCCAGAGCTGCCGCTTGTACCAGATGAACCAGAAGAACCCGATGAACCTGCAGAACCACTTTCTCCTGAAGTTCCTGAACTACCCGATGAGCCACCTGTTCCACCGGTACCAGATGAACCAGAACTTCCACTACTTCCACTACTTCCTGATGAACCAGAGGAACCAGATGTACCTGAACTTCCTGATGAACCTGCAGAACCTCTTGTTCCAGATGAACCGGAACTTCCACTACTTCCAGATGAACCACCACTTCCAGATGAACCAGATGAACCAGATGTTCCCGAACTTCCAGATGAGCCGGTAGTACCAGATGAACCAGAGCTTCCACTGCTTCCAGATGAGCCGGAACTTCCACTACTTCCACTGCTTCCAGATGAACCAGATGAACCAGATGTTCCCGAACTTCCTGAACTTCCTGATGACCCGGATGTACCAGAACTTCCACTACTACCAGATGAGCCGGAACTTCCAGATGAACCAGATGTACCGCTTGAACCGGTTGTTCCTGAACTTCCAGATGAACCTGAGCTTCCAGATGAACCAGATGTACCACTACTTCCAGAACTTCCAGATGTGCCACTCGTGCCACTCGTACCCGATGTACCTGAAGTTCCAGATGTGCCTCCACTACCAGATGTACCAGAACTTCCAGAAGAACCAGATGTTCCGTCTTGTCCACTAGTACCAGAAGTTCCAGAAGTTCCAGATGTGCCACCACTACCAGATGTGCCACTCGTGCCACTTGTTCCAGATGTACCACCGGAGCCATCTTTACCAGATGTACCCGCAGTACCAGATGAACCAACTGCGGCTGCTATATTTCTTTTTTCTAATCGCTTAGTTACACTATTCCAAACAACTACATCTTCAGATGAACCACTTTGTAATGCATTTATTTTTAAATCACTAACAGCGGTAATACTACCAGTAACAGTTAAACTACCACTAATAGATAAACTAGCATTTATTGTTTGGTCTTTATTAATTTGTAAGAATGATGCGGTATCGGTGTTCGCTGCATTTAGTGCAAATAATGCTACACTCGCAGTAAATGCCAATGAAGCAGTACCCACTAACATAGATGATGTTTGTGATGCTAATACAAAGTTAGATGTATCAACATTTGCCGCATTTGCTGCATAAGCTGCATATGAAGTTGAAACTGCATAAGATGCACTTAAAACTGTCATTGAAGAAGTAACATCATTTCTTACATAATCTGTTAAAGTTAATCCACTTAAATTTTCTACATAAGATGCAGTTAATGCGTAAGAAGAACTTACTGCTCTAAACACCGCCATTGATGCAGTTTGGTCATTTCTCACATATGCATTTGCGTTTGCCAAAGATGCAGATAATGCCGATAATGATGCGGAATCAAATCCAGTTACAGCATCGGCTAATCCTGCTTTACTTGCATAAGATGCCGATAAAACCGTACCAAATACTCTATCACCCGGTATCGTACCATTGATTAAAGAACCACCACTACCAATTACAACATGTCCAGAAGTTAATCCCGCGAATTTAATTTGGATTGTATCTTCATCAATTGATTTAACAGTACCAGGTATAATTTGGTCTTCCGAACCAGTTGCGTAAACTTGCACAACAGGATAACGAATTCCTAAATTGTGTACAATTGTTAAATCACTTACATTATTGAACGATACCGTTTCAGTTAATGATGTTTCAGGTTGAGGTATAAAGTATCCTCTAGTTTCATCAAATCTTAAAATATCATATTCTGCAGATGCGGTAGGTCCTACTCCTTGGAAATTATATGTGCCCAAGAATGAACCGGTAAATAAAGGTGCAAGTATTCTATGAGAAGATGTAATATCATTTTGTACTTTAATACTATCACCAACATAAAGAGTTCCCCAAATTGAAGAAGATGTATTAACTACAAATCCTTTATCAGGTGAAATTGATGCAGTAAATGAACCACTCTTTAATATAAATGTTTCAAATGATAAATTAGCAATATTGATATTTCTTAATCCACTACCATCACCCACAAACGTACTACCAGATTGAAGTACAACATCAGAGCCGGTTACAAATATACCACCACTTACAAATAAAGAGCCTGAAAATATTCTTACTGATGTATTTATTTCCAATCCTTTGTTTGGAGAGATTACAGCTTCTTTAGAGCCCGATTGAATTCTATCCAATTGTAAATCTTCTAACGCTTCTAATGGGATATTAAATAATCCACTACCATCTCCACGATAAAGTGCCGCAGTAATTGGTACGTTTACATCCAATGTTGTTGGGTCAATTATTGCTCTTGCAGAACCAGAATTAATTTTATCTAATTCAAGATTTTCAATCGCTTCAGGTGGGATATTAAATAAACCACCACCATCACCTATGAATATTGATGCCGAAATTGCACCACTTACAATTAAAGAACCAGTAAATTCCGAACCATAATCATATGTTAAGCCGGAGCCAGTTTTAGAAGTTATAACTCTAAACGTATCTCCACTTTGCACCGATGCAGTTGCAGAACCACTTGCAATTAATGGAGCTGCTGCCGCTTGTACGTTTGTAAGTTGAGAACCATCTCCTATAAAACTAAATGCTTTTATACTACCACTTACATCAATAGAGCCAGTAAATCTGGAACCATATGCGGAGCCGGTTGCACCAGTTGTTACAATAAATGTATCACCACTTTGTACAGATGCAGTTGCAGAACCACTACCAATGAATGGCGCGGCTGCCGCTTGTACATTTGTGATATATCTACCATCACCATAGAAGAAATCTGTCACAGTTAATGAACCACTAACCGATACTGATCCAGTAAATTGAGAACCTACTGCAGAACCAGTTTTTGCAGTTATTACTACAAACGATTCACCACTTGCTACTGATGCGGTTGCACTACCACTCGCTATCAATGGAGCTGCAGCCGCTTGTACATTTGTAATATATCTACCATCACCATAAATGAATTCGGTTGCTCTAATACTTCCACTAACTTCAATTGAGCCAGTGAATTGAGAACCAACTTCTGAACCAGTGAATGGAGTTATTACTCTGAACCCATCAACCGGAGAAACAGAAGCAGTTACCGAACCGGATTTAATTTCAGTTGATATTAATGCATCATCTGTTAAAGATGAACGAGGAATATTTCTTAAGAATCTACCTTCTGCGTAAATAAATGATGCGGAATCTATAAATAAGCCCCCACTCGGGTCATTTAAGTATAAGCTACCACTTATTGATACTGAACCGGTGAATTGAGATGCTATTTGAGTACTAAATGAACCAGATTCATCAATTGAAGATGTAAATGGTGTCAATACTTTAAATCCATCAACTGGACTTACCGAAGCGGTTACCGAACCAGATTTAATTTCCGCAGATATTAACGCATCTTCAGTAAGAGCAGAACGAGGTATATCAAAAAACAATCTACCAGATGAACTGATAAACGAACCACTAGCCATAAAGATACTACCGCTAAAGGTAGAACCACTTTCTAATGATTCAACTAAAAATCCTCTTTCTGGAGTAACCGAAGCTGTTACACTACCACTTGCAATTCTGAATACTTCTTCCGATAATGCAGAACGAGGAATATCAAATAATCCTCTACCGCTACCACTAAACATTGATGCTGATATAGGACCTGTTGTATTTAAACTACCCGTAATTTCGGTTGGTCCTACTAATTTAATTTCAGCAGGTAACATTAATGCATCTACTACATTAATTTGTCCAGCCATTGAAGAATGGTATTGACAATTATAAAATAATGTATCAGGTGAACCAGAATATGGAGTAAATGTTAATGTCCCAACATCAACACCATTATTTGTAATACTTCCACTAACTATATTTGATGTACCGGTTGAATTTTGGAATTTAATATAAAAAGGATGTCCACCAGCATTAACATTAAAAGTGTATTCAACACCTCTAACCAATGTTATAATTGGATTTGAACCATTCGCTGCACCACTAAACGTATATGCACTACTTCCATCATTTGAAACATTAAATACGGTATCAATTAAATACGATGGTGTTTCTCTATCAGTTGCATATACATACAAACTACCACTCAAAGTGGATTGTACGTTTACATTAAATCCATCATCAGGTGAAATTGATGCGGTTGCAGAACCACTAAATATTTTTGTTGAATCAATTGCTATATTAGCTAATGTAATATTTGAAAGGTATCTACCATCACCAATAAAGTAAGAACCACTAATTACACTAACACTACCACTTACATCAATAGAACCAGTAAATTCTGAACCGCTTGCTACCGATTTTACAATAAATCCTCTATCAGGATCAACCGAAGCAGTTACCGAACCTGATTTGATTTCAGTTGTAAGTAATGCATCTTCAGTTAATGCATTTCTTGGGATATCAAATAAACCTCTACCACTACCACTAAACCAAGAACCGGTAGCCGCTTGTATAACACCACCATATCCACCACTTACAAATAATGAACCACTAATTCTAGCTCCTAAATTTCCAGTTTCTACAATAAATCCTCTATCTGGTAATGCCGAAGCTGTTACCGAACCGCTCGCAATTCTAAATAATTCTTGAGATAATGCAGAGAATGGAATATCAGTCAATCCTGCACCACTACCACTAAATACAGATGCAGATACACCTGAAGTAAATCTAGATGTACCATAGAAAGTTGCCGAACCAGTTGTAAATAGATAACCACCAATGGTTACACCTGTATTTACAAGCAATCCTTTATTTGGTGAAATAGATGCGGTTGCAGAGCCAGAGAATATTAACGATGTATCTAAATCAGAAATCGCAGAACGAGGTATATCAAAAAGATTTCTACCACTACCACTAAATGATGAACCAGATGCAACTCTTATACCCAAAGTACCACTCACTATCAATGAGCCAGTAAATTCTGAACCATACTCCCAAGATTCTACTCTAAATCCTCTATTTGGAGCGACTGATGCAGTTACACTGCCACTTGCAATTCTATAAGGTGCAAATGAAAGTGCAGATTCAGGAATATCAAAAAGATTTCTACCACTACCACTAAATGATGAACCACTACTTAGTTTTATACTACCGGTAAATTCACTACCAAACTCCGCAGATTCAACTTTAAATCCATATACAGGAGAAACTGATGCCGTTACTGAACCAGATACTATTTTTGCAGATTCTACCGATGGTACATTTCTTAATCTACTACCATCTCCTTCAAATGAACCACTAAATGATGAACCACTAAATTCAGTACCAACAAATTTGTATCCATTTACACCTAAAGATGCAGTAAGTGAACCAGAAATATTTACACTTCCTGTAAACTGACTTCCTACATTTAATGCTTCTACTTTAAACCCTTGAGTTGGTGAAACGGATGCAGTAACACTACCACTTGCAATTCTAAATGCATCTCCGGTTAAATTTGATAAAGATATATCAAAAATGTATTTACCACTACCACTAAAATATGAACCAGATTTTAAATGTATATTTCCATCTATATATGCACCAACAGTTTGTCCTTCTTGGAAACCACTATCAATAACATCATCTCCCTTCAATGCCAATGAACCACTTATAGTTGTATCACCTATAAATTTAATTTCACTTGGTCTTATAATATTATCTACAACATTAATAACACCCGCCATTTCACTATGGAACTGGCAATTATAATATAAAGTAGGTGGTGCATCATTTTGTACAGCAAAAATTATTAAACCACTATCATCACCGTTATTTGTTACACCCACATTATATGCAGAAGCAGGTCCAGTAGTTTGTACCGTTTTAATATAAAAAGGATGTCCAGTTGCATTTACATCAAATGTATATGTAACACCTCTTACTAAAGTTATAGTTGGATTTGAACCACTAGCTGCACCACTAAACGTATATGCAGATGCTCCATTATTAGTTACATAAAATGTTTTATCTAAAGATGAAGTTGGTATTATAAAATTAGATGCTGATACAACCATACTTCCGGTAAACTGGGAAAATATGTTTACATTAAATCCTTTAACAGGATTAATTGATGCTGTTGCAGAACCAGAGAATATCAACGATGTATCTAAATCAGAAATTGCCGATTTAGGAATTTCTCTAAGATTTTTACCACTACCACTAAATGAACCGGTATATAATTCAACATTTCCACTTACCAATAAAGAACCAGTAAATTGAGAACCACTTATCGTGGATTGTACTCTAAATCCAAATTCAGGTGAAACAGATGCTGTTACTGAACCTGTTGCAATTCTTGTAGAATCTAACGCATCAGGAGTTAAAGCAGAACGTGGAATATCAAAAAGGTCTCTACCACTACCACTAAAAAATGAACCACTTCTTACACTAACACCATTTGCTGTTAAACTACCACTAATTCTTACACTACCTGTAAAGAACGAACCGGAATTGGCTGAATTTACTACAAATCCTGCATTAGATACCGATGCAGTTACACTACCACTTGCTATACGGTCAGATTCTAATGCATCAGGAGTGAGTGCAGATCTTGGAATGTTAAATAATTTATCACCACTACCACTAAATGAACCACTATATATTGCAATTAAACTACCACTTACAAAAACAGAGCCAGTAAATTGAGAACCACTTTGTAATGATTGTACTTTAAATCCTTCAGTTGGAGAAACAGATGCAGTTACACTACCACTTGCAATTCTAGTAGCTACTAAAGAATCAATATTAAGTGCAGAAAGAGGGATATTAAATAATCCTTCACCGCTACCACTAAAATATCCAGAACCAGAAGGTATTGTAACGTTTCCACTTACAAATAAACTTCCAGTAAATGATGAACCACTATCAATTGATATTACTTTAAATCCTTCGTTTGGTGATACAGACGCAGTAACACTACCACTTGCTAATTTTGTAGCTTGTGGTAAATTAAATAAATTCGCACCGTCTCCAAAGAAAGAACCAGTAAATGAACCAGTGAACGATGAACCTGTAATATTGTTACCAATCAATTCACTTTGTATTCTTACCGAACCGGTGAATTGTTGTATATCGGAATCTTCGTCACCAAAAATATTTGAACCAGATGAATAAATTACAGAAGATGAAACATATGTTACAATTATTTGTTCTGCATATATTGCATCATCAACATATAAATTGCCATGAATCTTAGTATTTGTATTTATATCTAAGTCATTATCAATAAAAGATGCAGTTGATGACCCACTCGCTATAAATGTTGCAGCAGGTAAATTAAATAATCCTTTACCATCTCCAAAATATGAACCAGAGAATGAACCAGTATAAGAACCTGTAAAACTACCGCTTAGGGATTCCGCACTACCGGTGAAAGAACCAGTAAATTGTCCGGTTACTCTATCTAAATCTAAACTTCTTACAAACCCTCTATTACCCTGGTCATCTGAAACTACGATAGCAGGTGAACCTGATAAGGATGCACTAAAATTAGGGACACCTAAATTTGGTTCGGCCTGAGATATATCTAAAAACTGATATCTATCTGCAGATACATTTTTGGGACTAACGGGTTTAACCCTATTACTTAATAAGTTACTTTTGGCCATCCGATTCTACAAGCTTTGTTATAAATATAAAATAAGGAAGTATTCCTCAAATTATTCGTTAGCACTTTCAAGAATAGAAAGTATTACTTTCAATTCAGTAGAGCCAGAAAAATATAAACTATATCCTTCTTCCATTACCAATTTTCCGGCTACCACAGGAGATAACGAATCTCCAGTTGGAATTTCAACGTTTTTTATCAATTCAACAATTGGTTGTGCTTCTAAATCAGGATCTTCTATATTTGTTTTTATTATATTATACAAAGCATCAATTAAATAAGTAGAACCACTTAATAACTCATCAGATACCGAATAATCGGTATTAATTGATTGCGTAACCGCGGTTTGATATAATCTAGAAACGGAAACTGAACCTGTTACCGATTGATTTTTTATAATTTGTTTAGCGAGTGTATTTGCATATGAAACTGTATTTAACGAAGCTGTTATTTGTCCAGTTGGAATTAAACTTACTCCATTTTTATCGTAATACGCTTTCGCAGCTTTATTCGTTCTTATTGTTGTATTATTTTTAATATCATAAATAATAGCATCCACATCTCTTAATAAATTAGTTTCATAAAAAGAAGCAGAATATCCAAATGGTTCTTCCGATTGATTATTTAAAAACTGTATGTATGAAGTAACTTCTGATTTTATAAAATTTCTATTAAGATTTAAAAGAGCAGATGCGCTTGAAAAGCTTCCACTTAAATACGCAATATCAGTAGATGCACTTATAAATGTACTTCCACTATAAACATTACTAAAATTAGGTACTGGTAAATTATTATTTGAATTAATTAATATAGTTACCGGATGAGTTTGTAAGCCAGTATTAGTAATTTGCATTGAAAGCATAATTGTAGATACCCCTGCAGGTACTACATATACTTCATCTGGTTCTCCTGTCAAATTTGTAATTACTGACTGAAATCGGTTTAACGGTACGAATACTTGTGCCATTTGTTTTTATTTTCTTTTTTATGCTTCTAATGCCAATGAGAACGGAGTTACTAATGAGAATAGAGATTTACTAAATGTTCTACCCACAAGAGTACCAGTCGCTTGGTTAATACTCAAACCAGTACCAATTCTAAAGTCACCATCTTGGTTACCAGAGGTAAAGTAAATTCTACCACCCGCCAATTCGGTAATCTCATAAATCGGATTCGCCACACCACTACCACCCTGATTCGGTGGAAGTGCTTTAAATGTCACACCACTACCATTATAAGAGTAGTCAATACCGGTTGCCACAATTAGAGAACCAAATGATTCCAATGGTGCTCCAGCTGCGATAAACTCAGCTCTCGTTCTTAAATATCTGTTTGTTTCAAGAGTCTCCAATTTTTGTGCGTTAATTACTGCCGCTGCACTTCCATATTGTCCTGTGTAGTAAGAAGATGCCGCCGCAATACTTCTTTCGTTACCACCATACAATAAGTCAGTTGCTACCGCATCTACAATCAAACCGGTGTCTCTACTACAACTTGCCTCATTATATACTAAATATGGGAATGCTCCATTTGTATATCCAATTGCTCTTTGTTTTAATTCTTCTTTAGCCGCAAGTAATCTTTGATAAGCTTCTTTACGTTTTGTTGGTGGTGGAGTTAATGCAAATTGTCCAGCTACTTTTTCAGATACTCCTTTTGCGTAATTAATTCCATCAACAGTTTGTTTTTTCTGTCCAACCGTACCATTATCCGTATATGATTCTTTAATTGCTACTGAAGGAATCTTATAATAGTAAGAACCCGCTTCAATACTTCTTTCATTACCACCATAAACCAAATCAGTTGTAATTGCATCTAAAATAAATCCAATATCACGAGAACAACTTATTTCGTTGTATTGTAAAGTACTCCAAGAAGAACTTAAGAATGTTATAGTTTCTTTTTGGATAAATGATTTATTTTTTTGCAACAATTCTCTACCATATAAAACTGATTGTGATGGTGAATTAAATACCGGATTAGTAATTATTTTTTTAGCTAATCTACCCGCATATTTTACACCAGTAGTAGTTGGGTCTAATTGATTAGCTTCAGATGGAACACCTGCATTAGTTGCTCTTGATGGGAATAAATAGTAGTATGTTCCCGCGGTAATACTTCTTTCAGTTCCACCATATAATAGGTCAGTTGCTGCTGCATCTATAATATATCCAACATCACGAGAACAACTAGCTTGGTTGTAAACCACAGTACTCCAAGATGAAGATACATATTCAATTGTTTCCGCTGCTATGAACGATTTATTTTTTCTTAATAAATCAAATGATGCGGATACTTCCAATGATGCTGTTTGGAATACTATATTTTGTGAAACTTTTTGTGAAATTCTACTTGCATAATTAATTCCTTCTACAGTTTGTTTTAATTGCCCTTCACCATCACCATCACCTAATAAAGTTGCTTTAGATGGATACTTAAAGTAGAATTCACCACTCATTACACTTCTTTCATTTCCACCATATAATAGGTCAGTTGCTACACCATCTAAAATGTATCCAACGTCTCTTCTGCACTTAACTTTATCATAATCAAATGTACTCCAACTAGCAGTTAAATACTGCATTGTTTCTTCTTGTATAAATCCTCTATTATCTCTTAGTAATGCAACTGATGCGGATACTGATTGAGATGCGGTTATGAATGTTAAGTTTTGAATTATATTTTTAGCTACTCCACCTGCAAAATCAATTGCGTTTACGGTTGGTTCTAATTGAGAACCAGTTGCAGATGATGGATATTTGAAATAGTAAGTACCAGCTTTAGCACTTCTTTCATTTCCACCATATAATATATCAGTTGAAACCGCGTCTATTAATAAACCAACATCTCTACGGCATTTAGCTTCACTATAATTAAAGCCAACCCAAGAAGAACTAACATACGCGATAGTTTCTGATTGGATGAATGGTTTATTTATTTTCATTAAGTTATAAGATGCTGAAGCGTGTGCAGATGCAGTTACAAATAATGTATTAACAATAACTTTCTCCGCTAATTGTCCAGCATATCTAATACCATCCAACGTTTCATCTAATTGCGAACCGGTCGCTTGTGAAGGATATAAGAAATAATAAGAAGCTGCTTTAATAGTTCTTTCGTTACCACCATATAAAATATCAGTTGCTACATTATCTAAAATATAGTTTACATCTCTGCTACAACTTAAATCGTTGTAAGTAAATGCCACATCTGAATTAGAACCAGTCACCCAAGATGAACTAATGTATGCCACTGTCTCAGCTGCTATAAATGATTTGTTTAATTTCAACAATTCAGATGCTACTTTTCTTTCAGTAGAAGGTGAAACAAATGTTGTACCTAACACTATTTGTTGTGCTAATTTACTTGCGTAGTTAATACCATCCAAAGTTTGTCCTAATTGTCCAATTCCATCACCATCACCAATTACAGTTGCGTTTGATGGGAATAAGAAGTAATAATATCCGTTCATATATGATGCGGATGTGGAATTATGTAATAAATCTTCAGCTGCTCCACTTACAATATAAGCTACATCTCTGCTACAACTTGCTTCATTATAATTAAAGAAACTCCATGAAGAACTAATATAAGCAATAGTTTCTGATTGAATAAATGGAATATTTTGAATTAAATTGTTATATGCATTTATTACGTTAGGGTCAGTAGATGCTGCGCCATATGAAGTTAATATAGGGAATGAACCTGTGCCATTTTGTATAATATCAGTTACAATTGAAATTGATGAACTAATATAATCGGATTCAGTTTGTGTAGCAGCATTTCCACCAATTTGTGAAGTTAATGTTACTTTAATACTTTCAGATACATTTGATATAATCGTAGGTAACACTCCTAATCCATTTTCAACAGTATTAGTTACAACTGCAAATGAAGAACTTACTCTATTAACTTCATAAACTGTTGCAGATGATGCTGAAGTGTACTGCGGAATATTTGTTACTTTAATATTATTTGCAGTATTTAGTACAACTTGCGGTGTTTCTATTACGTTTCCTATTATAATTTGTTCACACAATCTTCTAGCATAATCAACTGCAGTTGTTGTTTCAACTACTTGTTCGGATTCAGTTGCCAAAGAAGGATATAGATAATAGAACTCACCTGCTTTAGAACTTCTTTGATTACCACCCCATTTAAAATCAGTAATTACCGCATCTACAATGTATCCAATATCACGTCTACATTTAGTTTGACTATAATATAAGTTAGGATATTTTGCATTTACAAACGCAACAACTTCTTCTTGTATAAATTCTTTATTATCTTTTAACAAGTTATAAACATTCAATATATCTGATGTTGCATTTGTTAAAGCAGAACCAGAGATTACTCTCATTGATAATCCTTTAGCATATCCAATACCATCTAATGTTGGTTGTAGTTGCGAATCAGTTGCTTGTGATGGATATCTAAAATAGTAATCACCTGCTACCCAACTTCTTTCATTTCCACCATAAAGAAGGTCAGTTGAAACTGCATCTATAATGTATGCAATATCTCTTTTACAAGTTGTTTCATTATAATCAAACTCACTCCAAGAAGAAGATAAGTAAGTTATAGCTTCGGCTTGTATAAATGATTTATTATTTCTTAATGTCACATAAGATGCTGATGTTTCTGCTGATGCTGAAATATGTTGTAGTGTTATATTTCTAACAACTTTTTCCGCTAACCCACTTGCAAACTTAATCGCTGTCACAGTTTGGTCTAATTGAGAACCAGTTGCCTGTGATGGGAAATCGTAATAGTATTTACCATTTACAAACGATGCAGAATTTCCACCATAAAGAAGGTCATATGCTGCACCATCAATAATAAATCCTAAATCTCTACTGCAACTTGCTTCATTATATTCAAACGAACTCCAAGATGAACTCATAAATGTTATAGTTTCATCTACAATCATTTGTTTATTATTCAATAACAAGTTATATGCTAAATTAACTTTATTATTTGAATTAGGTGTTGCATTTGGTCCAACATATCCAAACGATGCAGTTCCATTTGTAAGTATGGATGTAACAATACCAAATGATGCAGATACAAGTTTAGCCTGTATTCTGTCTGCACCACTTCCACTTAAAAATTGTGGAGTATTTGTTACTTTAACACTTGCTGATGTATTTGGAATTAATGTTGAATATGTTTCATTTTCAATTATATCCAAAACAACATCATATAAATTTGCAATTCTATCTCTTTGATATTTTCCACCATCGGTTGCTGGTAATAGTTGAGATACTATTGATTGTGCCTTTATACTACCAGATGTATTTTCTACAATTGATGGTATAGAACCAGTACCATTGTTAATTATTTTAATTACATTTGCAAATGAAGAACTAATACTAGAGGTATATGAATTATATCCAACACCACCACCCGCGGTTTGTTCAATTGATGATATATGTAATAATGATGGAATTGTATTTTCAAATCCATATTGGAAATTTTCAGCTAATGCATCAGGTAAAGATGCATCACCTTTATAAATTATATCTCTAATTAATCCAAACGATGCAGTTACAATACCAATTTCAGTTGAACTAGCAGAAATTAATGTTTTGTATTGAGTTTCATTTGTTACTTTAATTGTGTTATAGCTATTAGAAACTTTAGTTGGTGCCGCACTCAATCCACCTTCTATTATTTTAGTAACAATAGAAAAAGATGAACTGATTCCGTTTACTTCAGTTTCATTTGGAGTAATAGAAGATGTAATTTGATTTATATTACCAACTTTAATGTTATTATTTGTATTTGATAATAATAGCGGTGATGATAATAATATATTTTGAACTACTTTTCTAGCTACATTTTTAGCATATTGAACACCTGATACAGTTTCTCTTACTTGTTCTGTTTTTGTTGCCAATGAAGGATATAAATAGTAGTATTGACCGGCTGTTATTGCTCTTTCATTACCACCATACCACAAATCAGTTGCTACATTATCAACAATATACCCAACATCCCTTCTACACTTCTCTCTATTGTAAACTAAATCAGGATAGAAAGCGTCTATGTATTGTATTGTTTCATTTTGAATAAACGTTCTATTTTTTCTCATTAATTCAACCGAAGATGATACAAATTCGGTTGGCTGTGTTAATACTCTATTTGATATTATATTTTGTGCATTACCTGCTGCAAATAGTACACCATCTATCGTTTGCTCCAATTGTGCGGTTTGAGAAGGTACTCCACCAACAATTGCTTTAGATGGGTACAGATAGTAATATTCTCCTGCTTTAGAACTTCTTTCATTACCACCATACAAAATATCAGTTGCCACATTATCTACGATATATGCCACATCTCTTGAACAACTAGCCTCATTGTAGTAGAATCCATCTACACCTGTCCAAGAAGAACTTAAGTATGCAATTGTTTCCGCTTGAATTAATGGTTTGTTTTGTCTTAACAATGTCCAAGCAGTTAATTCTGAAATACTTGCGGTTTGTAATAATTGATTTGATACAATCTTTTTAGCAATACCTTTAGCGTAATTAATACCATCCAAAGTTTGTCCTAATTGTCCAGCTGCATCCCCATCTCCATCAACAGTTGCTAATGAAGGATATAAGTAATAGTATTCTCCTGCCTCTCTTACTCTTTCGTTTCCACCATAAAGAATATCAGTTGCTACCGCATCTACAATGTAGCCAGTATCTCTACTACAACTTGCTTCGTTGTAGTTGAAGAAACTCCAAGAAGAACTTACAAACCCTATTGTTTCGTTTTGTATAAGTTGTTTATTTTGAACTAACAAATCATATGCAGTTTGAGCAGAAACGGAAGAAGTATAATAAGTTAAATTCTTCATTACATTCTCACTCATTCCTTTTGCGTGCTTAATACCACTTAAAGTTGGACCTAATTGAGTTGTAGTTGCTTCGGATGGATATAAATAATAAAATTTACCAGCTTCAATACTTCTTTCATTACCACCATATACTAAATCAGTTATGGCTGCATCTAAAATATAACCAACATCTCTTTTACAAGTTTCCTCGTTGTAAACAAATCCATTCCAACTAGCAGAAACATATGCAATTACTTCATTTGCTATAAATTGTTTGTTATTGAATATTAACTCTTTAGCCTGAAGTTTATTATTAGTAACTGATTGTAATAAACCGCCTTTTAATATTCTATTTGAAAGATTTTTAGCGTAATTTATTCCGGTTACAGTTTCATCTAATTGAGAACCAGTTGCTTCAGATGGATATAAGAAATAATATAAACCAGCTTTAGATGCTCTTTCATTACCACCATAGTATATATCGGTTGTAACAGCATCTATAATATAAGAAATATCTCTACTACAACTTAGTTGGTTATATGTATGTGTACTCCAAGAAGAACTTATGTATGAAATAGATTCACTTTGAATAAATGATTTATTATTTCGTATTAAATTATATGCATTAGTTATTTCAGTAGATTGTGTTACAAATAAAGTATTTAAAACCACTTTTTGTGCCAAACGGCTAGCATATTCAATTCCTTCTAATGTTTGATTTAATTGTCCACCAGTATCACCATCATTTCCTACGGTAGCTTGTGATGGATATTCATAATAGAACTTACCATTTACAATTGATGCAGAGTTTGAATTCCACAATAAATCTTCTGCTGAACCACTTAAAATAAATCCAACATCTCTCTTACATTTTTCTTCATCATAAACAAATCCACTCCAAGAAGAAGAAAGATATGCAATTGTTTCTTCTTGTATAAATGTAATATTGTTTTTAAGAATATTATATGCAGTTATTACATTAGTATTTGTAGATGCAGATGTATATTGAATAACTACTGGCAAACTTCCTGTTCCATTTGATACGATATTTGAAACTATACCAATTGATGCAGATATAATTTGTGATTCGGCGTTTGTTGCCGAACCAGTTCCTATATATTGTGTTTCTAATGTCCTTTTTATATTATTTACCGTATTCGTTACCAAAGAAGGTATTGAACCAGTTCCATTACTTATTACATTAATAACAGTATCAAAACTAGAAGTAATAGAGTTTATTACAGATCTAGATGTAGAACCAGTTGCAACTGTTTGTACGGCATTTGTAACTTTTATCAATCCATCCGTATTTTTTACTAAAGAAGGAATTGAACCTGTACCATTTTCTACAATATCTAAAACAATATCAATAGATGATTTGAACAAGTTTATATTTGTTTGAGAAATAGATGCGGTTGTAGTAAATTGTAAAGTGTTTGTTCTTTTTATTGAACCTGTTGCATTTGTTATTAATGTTGGAATTGAACCAGTACCATTTGCTATTATATTTGTCACAACATCAAATGAAGAATTAACTTTATTAATTTCAGTATTATTTGGTGTTATTGATGATGTTGTTTGTGAACTAGTGCTAAAGAGTATTCCTTTAAATGAAGATGAAACTATTGTTGGTATAGACCCAGTGCCATTTGCTATTATATTAATAATATTAGAAAATGAAGAAGATACTAATAATTTATCAGATTCTATTACAACATTAGATGATGTAGTTTGATTAATATTTGTTGCTTTTATTGCACTTTCAGTATTTTTTATAATTGTTGATGGGTATCCATTACTTCCACTCGCTATAATTTTTGAAATTACATCAAAACTTCTTTCAACTTCAAGTCCACCTATTGCAACCAATTTAGTTAAATCTCTACCAAAATTAATTGCATCAATTGTTTCATCCAATTGGTCATCAGTTGCCTGCGATGGGTATAGATAATAGAATGTTCCAGCTTCAATAGTTCTTTCATTACCACCATATACTAAATCAGTAATTACCGCATCGGTAATAAATCTAACATCTCTGAAACATTTAGCCTGATTATAATTTAATTTTGGATAGGTATCGTTTGTATAATCAATTACATTTTGTTGTATAAATGGTATGTCCGCTCTTACTAATTCCGCTGCTGCCAATACCGCTGCAGATGGTAATTGTAAAGTTTGATTTAATGCAATTCTTTGAGAAAGTGCAGATGCATATTTCATACCCGTAACCGTCATATCCAATTGAGCGGTTGTCGATGGAACTCCAGCTACAGTTGCAGATGATGGATATAAATAATAGAATAAACCAGCTACTCTACTTCTTTCATTTCCACCATAAACTAAATCAGTTCTAACAGCATCAATCAGGTATCCAACATCTCTTTTACATTTTTCTTCGTTATAGAATACATTACTCCAAGATGAAGAAACATATGCAACTACTTCATTTGCAATCAAATTTTTATTCAATGAAAGTAAATTACTTGCATTTAATTTATTGGTATCGGCTGCAATAAAGTTTTGTCCAACTACAACTTTTTGTGCTATTCTACTTGCATAATTTACAGCATCTAAAGTTTGTGTAAGTTGAGAACCAGTTGCTTGTGATGGATATAAGAAATAATATTCAGCAGATAATCTAGTTCTTTGATTACCCCCATATACTAAATCAGTTCTAACCGAATCAATAATGTAATTTAAATCTCTACGGCAAGTTGCTTCATTATAATTAAATGAACCCCAAGATGAACTCATGTATGCTATGGTTTCATCTATAATAAATCCTTTGTTATTTTTTAATGCTAAAGAAGCACTCGCTAAACTACCGGTCAATTGTTGATATTCTATACCTTGAATTACTTTTTGTGCAACATTACTCGCGTATATAATACCATCAATAGTTTGTTGTAATTGTGAACCTGTCGCTTGTGATGGATATTCAAAATAATATTGCCCATTAACAATTGATGCTGAAATATTACCCCAATAAAGGTCTTGTGCCGCACCACTTATAATTAATCCAACATCTCTTCTGCATTTTTCTTCATTATAATCAAATCCACTCCAAGAAGAAGAAAGATACGCAATAGTTTCTTCTTTAATAAAATCCAAATTTGCAACAATATGAGAACTTGCCAAAGATTGTTTATCGGATACCAAAGATTGAGTTACATATGGAGTTTTAGCCACATCAAGATTTCCAGTTCTTAAAATATCAACTACAATTGATATTGAACGAGAAACAAACAATGATGCAGAAAGATTTGTATCTAATGATGATGTTGTTACTTGCGATACATTACCAACTTTAATCAAAGAACCGGTTGTTGAATTATTAACCAAAACCGGTAGAGATGATAATCCATTTTGCAACACATCAGTAATTACTTTCATTGATGCACTAATACTAGAACTATATGTAGAATTCCCACCTATTAATTGAGAATAATTTGTTGCGGTTGCTTTGATATTATCATTAACCGAAGATGTGAATGGTTGTAAAGAACCAGTTCCATTTTTTATTATATTAATGATATTCGCAAATGAAGAACTTATACTTGCAGTTTCGGCATTTGTTGCAGATGTTGCAGATATTTGTTCTATATCAGATACTTTATATAATCCTGATACAGACGATGTTAATATAGGTAATGAACCTGTTCCATTATTTATTATGGATGTTACAATATCAAAATTATCACCAATACGATTAACCTCATCCGGTGTTACATATGAATTCGTTATTTGATTATTTAAAGAAACTTTTAAAGGATTATTTAATGACCAATTTGAATCGGTATTTTTTGCCACAATTGCTTTAATTGAGTCAACACCTTTTTTAATAATACCCTCAACTATATTAAAAGAAGAACTAATTGAAACTTGTTCATTTAAACTTCCACTATAAGAAGATGTAATATTTGTTAAAGCCGAAATCTTTATACCTTTCTCATCATTTGCAATAATTCTAGGTGTATCTAAAATTATATTTTGAACAATGTATTCTGTAATAATCTTTGCGTATCTTATACCACCTGCAGTTTCTCTTTTTTGCGTAGAAGTTGCAATTGAAGGAAAATCATAATAGAATCTACCACTAGCTACACTTCTTTCATTACCACCATATAATAGGTCAGTTGCCACACCATCTAAAATATATCCAACATCCCTACGGCATTTAGCTTGATTATATTCCAAAGTAGGATACGCAACATTGATAAATTGTATAGTTTCATCTTGTACTAACGATTTATTATTTCTTATTAATGAATAAGCCGCTTGTGTGGTTTGAGATGCCGTTACAAATGTTTTATTTACAATTAAATTTTTAACCAATCCAGCTGCATATTTGATACCATCAATAGTTTGTACTAATTGTGAACCGGTTGCTTGAGATGGATATAAATAATAAAATCTACCAGCTTCAATACTTCTTTCATTGCCTTCGTATTTAATATCGGTAGCTACCGCATCTAAAATATATCCAACATCTCTTTTACACTTTTCTTCGTTATATTCAAATGTACTCCACGAAGAACTTAGATACGCAATAGTTTCGTTTTGAATGAATTGTCTATTATTTAAAATACAATCCCATGCTGACTCTCTATCAATATTTGGTTCAACAAAGTTTTGATTTTTTAATATTTTTTCAATTAATCTACTAAAGTATTTTATAGCAGTAAGTGTTGGTGATAATTGAGTTGTAGTTGCTTCCGATGGGTATTGATAATAAAATAATCCACTTCTTATTGATTCTTCATTACCACCGTATAAAAGGTCTTTTGCTACACCATCAATAATGTAGCCAATATCTCTGCGACAAGTTGTTTCATCATAAGAAAAATCACTCCAAGAAGAAGAAAGATATGCTATTGTTTCATCTTGAATAAATTTTTTATTATTTAAAATTAAATCGTATGCATTTATCTTATCGGTACTATCACTTGCTATTGATGACGAATATACTGTTGGTGGATAGGTTAGTGTTGATGCTATTAAATTTATAGGTGTTGCAGAATTGTTTACTATATTAATTTTTCCACCCAAATTTTTATTATTTCTTGCAACATAATAAAGTGTATTTGGTGCATCATATGGAACTTTAAATGTAATGTTACCTACACTATCACCATTATTTATTACTCCTTTATTATAATCATAAATTTTATCAATTCCTTCTACCTGCTGTGTTCTTATCCAGAAAGGATAATCTATACCACCAATTGCTTCAGAAGCACTTATATAAAATTTATAAGTTTCACCTCTAAATAAAGTTAATGTTGGATTATTACCCAAACCATTAAATGTATATGCAGAACTGCCACTATTTACTACGGTGAAATTTTGTTGATGATTTACAGGTATAGATAATGTATTACTTCCAGTACCATTTGCAACTATATTATAAACTATACTTAAACTTGCACTTACATTGTTTATTACTGAAAGTGATGAAGATATTCCACTTGAACTAAATGGTGTATCAGTTGCTATAATACTTGCACTTAAATTTGTAACTAAACTAGGTGTTGCAGTTAATCCGCTTTTAAGTATAGAAATAATTGTACTAAAAGATGAAGATATACTCGAACTAATAAAACCAGTTGCCGGTATTGTTGCAGTTATTGGTGTTTGATTTGTAGTTTTTACTCCACTATTAGTATTTGTAGTGAAACTATATGAACCAGTACCATCTGCAAATATTCCAAGAGTTACTCCAAACGAAGAACTTATTTGTGATAAATCTTCATTTGATGCCGAATAAGATGCTGTAATTTGTTCAGTTCCTAATATATTATACGGCGAATCAAATCCATATCCTTTATTAGAACTTCTGGCCAATAGAGTTGGAAAATTAGAAGTTCCACTATCTACAATAGCACTTATTAAATTAAAATCAGAAACAATTTCTTCAATATTAGATGCCGAAGCAGTATATGATGGTGAAATTAAAAAAGATTGTGTAATTGCTGTATTAACTCTTATACCTTCATCCGTATTTAAAACCGTAACATCAGGTAATGCATCCAAACCTCTATTCAATACATCAACAATTGCACTCCACCCAGCTCTTACCTTATCTCTGGCCTCAATATTACCACCACTACCAGAAATAAAACGAGAACCAGATGCGTACATACCATATAACCCAAACGAAATGTTTGAGTTGTTTAGTGTAGCATGTCCACCATTGTTTACTCTAATTGCGTAATATGAGAAGTTATTAAAGAAAGATACCAACTGAATGAATCCTCTACCATTTACCAAACACCCCACACCATTTGGAGAAATCTGCGTATAAGCATCCAATACCATTGAAGCCAACGGAGAATCAGGATCTATCACATCACCATTAACATAAAGACCACCACCGCCTGGAGGAATTTCTTCGTAAAGTTCGGTGAATGAATTCTCTTGGTTAGAAATTTGTGAACAGTTCTGAACGTATGGTGAAGTTGTAATAAATGCACCTGGTTGAAAAGCTACACCAAATCCTCTTTGCGGCTCTTTCTCACTTGGCCACAATCTTAAACCACCCATTGTTACCTCTGCAATATAACATCCAGAGTTTACCCAAAAAAGGTCTTGTTCTGGATTTTTAGCGTTAATCTTAGTAATACGCAAACCTGCACCCCAAATAGTTGTATTCTTAGGAAGAATAACAGGGTTATCCTCTAAATACGTTCCAGCCTGTACTTTAATTACATATCCATTATATATTGAACCTGTATCAAAACCATATCTACCATCGTATCCAGGAGATGCCAATGCAGCTGCTCTTTTAATTGTACGAAGTGGATATTGAATAGTTCTACCATCATTTGTATCATCTCCATCGGTTGAAGATACATACAATGTAGGTTGGTTTGCACCAAAATCTTTTGCTAAAATTCCGGCGTATCGTTGTGTATCTAGTGATTCAGATGAAAACGATGCGGTAAATGATAGAATTGTATCCGGTGCACTTACTAATAAGTCTCCATCTATTGTAAGAGAACCAGTCAGAAATACTGAACCTGTTATTTCACTTTTATCGTTTTCATCATTTCCAAAAAAGAAACTTTTAGAAACAAAAAGTGAACCAGAAATAATGGCATTATTACCGATATTAACATCTTGTCTAATATTAAGTGAACCACTTATATCTTGTTGTTCTTCTATTTGCTTACGAGGTATCAGTCTTGCCATTATAGTATTTCAGATATTTTTCCTTTTATTTCAAAATTTGTAGGTAATACATCAGTAGGAACTCGTGTGATATCTACAAAAAACGTAACAATAATATTATTTCCACTAACCTCAACACTATATCTATCTTGAGGCTGTTTTACTCCAAATAAATATACATCAATGTAATCTTTAAAATCATCTACTTGAAGTCTATCTATAATAATTTTTTTATTTATTAAAGTAAGTGTAAAAAACGTATTAGTTTCATCCAAAACCAAAGTATCAGGATTAAAACTATAAATAAAAGTATCTTTATTTACATTTAAAACAAATTCTTTAAAAGCAAGTCTTTGCCTTTTTATTAAATCTCTCCCATTATCTATATTTGGTAAATTTCTTCCCATATTACTTAAATATTTCTAAATCACCATTAATTTTTATTTCATCGGTTTCATCTAATTGATATGGATTACCAAATCTGTCAAATTCTGGAAATTGAGATTTTATAAATTTTACATAAAAATCATTAACTTCCATTTCAAACACATAATCATTTTCTCTTATAAATAAACCATTTATGAAAACATCAAATCTAGCGGTTGGTTTTCTCAATCTTTCTAAATCTTTATATAATGTTTTTATTCTTACATTTTTTACTCTAAAAATCCAATAATAAGGATGTGATAAATCAAATGCTTCTAATTGAAATTCATTTGGTTCATTCACTTCTTTCATTATATTTTTAATATGATTTATGTTCATAGTTCTTGAAATTTACCAGTTATAGCTATTTCATCATTTGCATCCAACGTAAAACTTAAATTAGAAAAGTTAAAATATATTTCTTTAGTAGTACCGTTGTATGTATATGTATAAAAAGATGGAGAGATAAAATCTCCATTGATATAAACTTTAAACCAGTTATCAGTATCAAATACACCAATTAACTCCGAAGGTAATAATGGTTTTTTTACATTAGTTAATTTTGCAGTTGTTGAGTTTACAAAAGTTGCCATCTGAGAACCTCTTATGGCTACAAAATTAATTACACTCGCATATTCATTATATGCATTTGCATTTGTAAAATTACCACCTGTTAAATCAGTTTCCAATCCAAATACAATTCTTTTTGGTGAGAATGCTTTTGTAACCGTTGGTTTATTATTTACTTGTTCTGGCAATAAATAAGCACTAACATCAATTGTAAAATTTGTTCTTATAATTCTTTCAGTTCCTTGTGAAACTTCTTGTGTTGTTTCAAAAGAATCAATTTTTGACCTAAATTTAAAACCTTGTTCAGTACCCCAATATTTATCAGTTTCGTTTTGATATGCCTCTATGATTTTATTCATATGTTCCGTAAAAGATGTCCATATAATCACATCGTAAGTAACCGTTACATATGCCGGAACTGCAACATTATAATATTCGTAAACCGGCTTTGCATTATTTAATATTGAAAACTTATCATATCTATTTTTTGCAGAATATTTTTTTGCAAAAGGCATTGTAATCGCTTCTCTAAAGTGTGGTAAATTTTCGTCTCTTTGTACACTGTTTCTTTTAAACATTACCATAGGTATTTGAATTCTACCTCTAGCATCTCTCAAATATCCTTGCTTTCTAGCACCTTCCCATCTTTCAGCATTTCCATATATCAATGGAACTTTTAATAAATTACCATTTTCTTCTAAATCAGGAATAATAACTTTAGACATATACTCTGAAATAGCCGTATCTACATCTATTATTTTTACACCTTTGATAAATTCTTTATCAATTGGACGATGTTTTGCTCTATTTGTTTCTCTTTTTTCCATTATACGATTCTCATTTCAGTTTGTATAGTACTTCTTCTAGTCATAAATGTAGAACAAATAATTGAAAATTTATTATCAACTTGTCCACCAATCAACTGGTCTTCTCTTATATTATCAATTTCAAAATAAGCATTATTGTGAAAAATAATATCACCAACTTCAGGATAAAATCCTTTATCTTCTAAAGTAAATCTATTAAAACGGAATTCAACCAATTGATTTTTATCCGCACCAAATCCTTCATATTCAGTTGTTGATGATTCTCTTTCAATTAATGCAGTACACTCTAATCCTTGATAATAAGTTTTATTTAATGATTCACCATATAGATTTGTTTTACTATCTTCTATAATGAGTTTATATAAAACTACACCTGTTTCAACAACAACGTCAACGAGTTCTCTGGCTATGCTTTCAAAGAACTTTATATCTCTTGATAATGCAAATCTTGCCATAATATTAACCTATATAGATTGCTAAAGGTACTTTTCGTAACATTTCTTGATGAGCAGTAGCTTCTGTATTTCTATTTTCAAACTGTTTTGTTCTACTCAATTCTTCCAATGTTTCTCTTAATTGAGTCATTAGGGCCTCTTTTTCAGTTGTTGCTTCTGCTCTCAATGCCGCACCATCTAATTGAATTTCAGAACCAGGTATCGGTATTGTTGAATATTTTTCTCTTACGGCACCCAACATTTCTTTTACTAATGCAAGTGTATATTTTCTAATCCATTGTTTACCAACATCATTAATTCCACTATACTCCATAAAATCATAAGGAATATCCGAATAATCCGATATTACACTTGGTGTTACCGTTGTTGAATTTGTTACAAACTCATCCTTTACAAAATAATCAAAATATAATTTTCCATAAAGATTGATATTTTGAGATGTTGGTCGTGGAAATACTTGAATTTTTCCATTTACAATATTGAAAGTAAATGCCGATTTTCTGAATTGGTCATTGAACTCAATTGCCTGAATTCTTAACATATCTTCAAATACAGGCATTAATATAAATTGTGCTGCCGGTGAATACGAACCAAATCCAAATTCATCAATTAAGTTTAATGTACCTTGTCCACTTACCGAATACGGGTCAAAGAATCTATTGATTGCCGGTACTGGTTCATGGAATACTTTAACTACTTCAATACGTTTTCCACTTTCAGAAACAGAAGCCCATAAAGTATCTAAATCATATTCTTGTTTACCAGCTTGTAATTCAATATATCCTTTCTTAATATCAGTATTTCCACCAACTCCTGCTAATGTTCCATACGCATCAGAAATACCAATTAAAGTAGGTAAATTTGAACCCTGAATTAATTTACTTGAAAGATTTGTACTTTTAGATTTTCCTCTTAAAGTATCCAAATTATTACGAATGTTAAATTGATTTACTTGTGCACCATATTCTGATACGGCTTCTTCCAAACAAGCATAAAAGTTTTCATCTAAAAGTTCTATATTTTGAATAGGATATCCTAGTCTTCTAGCACACCAAAGAGCAACTTTAGGTGCTTCTTCTTGGAACTCGTAATCATTATCATATATTCCAAAAGGGGTCTGACCTGGGAAAAATGAGGATGAGCCAGGATATATTAATGTTTCTAATGCCATTATAAGTACTTATTTTAACGTTACCTATAAATATTAGAAATAGTAAGATTAGTAATTTAAAGAGTATTAATTATCTAATTGTGTCCACTGTCCACCATTCCATCCGTAAAAATGAAAATCAGTAGTGTTAAAATAAAGTGCTCCAGACGTTGGTGAAGTTGGTGCAGTTGAGTGATTTGGTAATACTACAGTTGAGTTACTACCACTAATATTTAACGAACCTGTTATAGTTTGATTTCCATTAAATTGATTTGAACCAGTTGTTGTAAACGAAGAACTATCTATTGAAAACCCAGAAGTACCAGATGTTCCATCCCTACCACCAACTCCAGCTTGTGATATTGTTAATTGTGGTTGAGAAACTTGTACATTAATATTAGTAACCGCATTTTCTACCGCTACATTAGTCTTTGGGACTTCAACTTGTACAGTTGTTATATCTTTTTTTATTTCTACGGACATTTCTTACTTAGTTACGTTTTTAGATAACTTAACTTTTCCTTCTAATAGTCTAGTAACTTCATTTCCCTTTACCATTTCCAAATCGTAAAGCGCTTCACCAAAATCTAAAAGTGATGA